CGACCGTCCCCCGCAGTGCCTGATTCGCGGTCGCGCCGTACGAGCCCGGCCGGGACGTCGACCTGCGGGACATTACTTGTTCAGCCGCTCAATGGCCGCCAGCAGCAGCCGGAGCGTCTCGCGCCGGATGCGGATCACCGGCTGGTCGGACTGCTGAGCCAGACCGGCGCGGATGTCGGCAATCCTGGTGACCTCTTCGGCCGTCAGCCGGGGGCGCTGGGCCTCGGTGTTGCCGGAGTTGTTGTGCCGGAAGGTGCGCACGATCCGGCTGGCCACGTGCTCGGGGGTCACGTAGACACCGGAGCCGTTGCGCTTGTCGTGTCGTAGCGCGACCAGCACGCCGTCCTGGTGCAGGTTAGACAGCGCCGGGGTGACTTTCTGGTGCGGCAGGCCGGTGACGTCGCTGACCTCTTTCCAGGTCATGCCGATCAAGCCTGCATCCCGGACCAGCGCCACGATCATCGCCTTTCGGGCCTCGACGGTTCCGGCCGCTCGTTCGGCGCGGTCGCGGTCAGCCGACTGGCTGGACCCGGCCGCGTTCTTGTGGTCCCGGCCGGTGTTCGTCTCGAAAACGGGGTGGCTGGTGGTCATCTGGCGCTCTCCTCGATGTAGCCGATGGCTGCTTCGATGCCGCTGCTGAACCCTTCGTCGAACCCTGCGGCGGCGTCGTTGGTGAGATCCGGGGCGAAGTGCTCGCGGGCGTCGGCGGCCAGGGTGCGAGCCGTGGTCTTGCCGAGACGCTCCAGGAAGTCGTACAGGTCCGTGGGGCGGATGCGGATCTCGCCGCCCCAGTCGTCGATGTAGGTGGTGCTGCCGACCGCAGCGAACAGTTCCTTGATCTTCGCACCGGCGTCCTTCTGGGCCTGGTGCGCGTCGGCCTTGCGCTTGGCCTCGATCTGACCGCGCTCACGCTCGGCGGTGCGCTCAGCCTCGACCACGTCCCAATCACCGAGCAACTCCTGAGACTTGGCGAACGTGGTGCTACCGGCCTCGTAGGTCAGCGAGCCGTTGTGCCTCACGTCCTCGACCTGCTGCACCTTCCAGCGCAGCGGCCAGTCGTGCTCGGGGGCGAGGCGGCCGTAGACGTTGATTGGCATCTTCTCCTCACCCAGCACGATGACCTTGCGCGGTGCGGCGTAGGAGTCGCGCTTACCGAACGCCACGTGCTGGCCGGTCTTGATGGCCTTCAGGATCTGTGCCTTGTTCATGCCGTCCTCCGTCGTCGTCGTTGCCTCGACTCTATATGGGTTGTCAGTGTCTTGTCAACTCACTGATGAACGACGAAACCCCGCACTTCGGTGCGGGGTTCGGCGGAGCGGGAATCGTTACCGACCAGCGGCAGCCTGCTCGGCCTTGGCGTTCAGGATGCGGTACTGCTCGGTGCAGGCGCCGCAGACGATCTGGAGTTCCTCCGCCCTCGCGTCCAGGGTGACCACACCGGCGTCGCCGGTTTCGCGGCTGACGTACTCCAACGTGACGTCGCTGTCCGCCTGGTCCACCTTCGTGATCCGCCACTGAGCGGTCATGAAACCGGGCAGCACCTCGTCGGGCCGGGTCGGGTGAAAAACCTCGGTGGCGATGGCCTCGGGGGTGTCGGCCTCGGTCTTGCCCCAGTCGACCATGAACTTCTCGATCCGCTGGTCGGTGGGCGGCGCCTTCCGCGTAAGGTTTTTCAGCAGGTCGGCGAACGACTGCTCGCGGGCGCGCTGGATCATCTGGCCTACGTCCTTGAGAAAATCCTGGTCCTCGTCGATCGCGACGCTGTCCTCGCCCACCTCGCCGCTGTAGACCCACTCAGCGACTTTCAGGACGTCGTCGGCCGGGGCGGGCCTGCCACCGGCGAGACCGGACGGCTTGGCGGCCAGAGCGCTGGCCACCAACTGGACGATGAGCGCCCGCTGGGCCTGGTCGTCGTCGAGTTCGATGTTGGTCATGGATTCTCCAAGGGGTGAGTGTCGTTGCCGGGAACAGCATCCCGCACCGGTCAATGCGTTGTCAAGTCGTTGTAGACACAGGAACGCCCCCGCTCCGGAACTGGAACGGGGGCGCCGTGGAGGTTCTGTTACCGGGACGCCTCCGGGATGACGGCGCGCAGAATGAATGTCCCAGACGCTGACGTAATCTCGCAGACGTACTGACGGCCCTGACCGAAATCGTGACCGGGCGTCCACTTCGCGTTCAGGATCTCCCGGCGGGCGATCTCCGATGCCTGCCAGAAGTCTTTCGGCTTCTCGTCGAAAAGCGCCTTCTGAACGGCCTTCAGGACACCCTGCGGCCCGACGTCCGGTTCACGCTGGCGCTCGATCTCGGTGACAAGGCCCATCAGAACTCATTCCTTGTGATCTCGACGGTGAAGGTGTGGCCGAGCCTGTCACGGATCTGGAAGAACGCTCCGCCGGTGCGGGCGTTCTCCTCGACTCCGGCCTCGTCGACGGTGAGGGTCTGCGGATCGCTGACGTCGATCAGGTCAGCGATGGTGTTGGCGACGTCTTCGGGATCCATCAGACCAGCACCCCCTTGGCGAGCGCCACGCGGACGCCCTGTCGGCCGCCGCGCACCCGGCGGGTTTTCAGCGGCTGCGGTCCGGCGGCATTGGAGCGCCGCAGGTTCTGGATCCGGCTGACGCGAGCACGCTGGACGTCGTCGGTGGGCTCGGTGCGGGCGGTGCGGGACATCTCGGCCTCCTGGAGGCGATTCGGTGTGGAAGGCCCGACTCGTTCGGGCCTGGTGAAACTCTACGCTGTGGTCAGTGCGTTGTCAAGTCGTGGTCAGCGGACCCAGAAGCCGGGTCGGTCTGCTCCACCAGGGCCCGCGCGGAAGGCGTCGTACTCTTCGGGGGTCATGGCTCAATCCTCTTCGTTCCGGTAGGGGTTCAGTTCGGTATCGACGTACCAGGAAGCGATCCGGCCGTCGACAGCAGCGTGCAGGACGACCCGGTATCCGTCGTCGGTGATGCAGATGGTGGTGGCCTGGTCGATCTCCTCGTAGGCGAAGTAACGGCTCTGCTTCAGCATCATCTGGGGCCGCGCGATGCCGTCGAACTGGTTGTTCTCGTCGGTGATGTCGAGGAGGCGCTTCGCTTCGGCCTTGTCGATTTCCCTGGTCATCAGAGCCGCACCTCCAGGCCGAGACGGAACAGGAAGTCGCGCTGGGTGGCCAGGACGACGATGAGGCTGGTGGCCTGGTGCCGGAGGGCGCGGGGCAGTTCCTCCATCACGATCACGTTGGTGCGCACCTGGTAGCCGTGGTCGACGATGTCTTTCGCGACCCGCAGGCTCATCGGCTCGCCGGTGATACCGGCGTGGGCGGCGCGCAGTGCGCCGATGGCCGGGATCTTGCTCATCCCGGCGCGGATGCACTTCGCACAGAAGTCGTTGTAGGCCAGCACCTGAGTGGTGCTGAGGGACTTGATGGTCTCGTTCGTCTGCATGGTTGAAGTCTGCACCCTGGTCGTCGCGTTGTCAAGGTGTTGACAGCGGCTTGTCGAGTGTGGGAGGGTTACCCCATGACGACGAGACAGGGCATCATCCAGTGGGGCCACAAGAACGGCTGGTCTGTTCAGGGCCTCGACACACGCTCGATGAAGTTCGAGCGGGACGGGGTCCGGATCAACGTGCTGTGGTCCGGGCGGAACGACGACACCTTCACCATCGCCTACCGGCGGACCGGCGGGGAGACCACCACGATCACGATCGCCACGTGGGACACCCTGCTCGCAGTGCTGGCGGCGTCATGATGACGACCAGTCGCCAGATCCTCTCGGACTATGCGGTCGAGCAGGGCTGGGAGATCACCGCGTTCACGAAACGGCGACTGACCATCAAGGTCAGGCCGCTGCCGGACGCGCCGCTCGGCGGTCCCCAGTACGTGATGGACCTGTTCTTCCGGGTGAACGGTGACCTCGACTCGGTGTTCGCTGCGGTCGGTTACGACTGGGGCCGCGACCGGATCCAGGGCGGCCGGGCCAAGGTGGTGAACGTGATCATGCGGCTCGGCTCCGGGATGAACTACGAGGACGTGATGCGATCATGACCGGGGCGGCGATCGGCTGCTGCGAGACTCACTCCGGGCTGATCCGGGAGTGGCTGGCCTCAGGTCACCCACTGGCCAACCGGTGGATCGCCTTGATTCGGCGGGCCTGCAAGAGGGACTGTGGTACCGCATAGTTTTCGCGTCAACCTCACCGCCCAGGGCCACTCATTCTCCTGGGAGCACGGAAGGATGGTCGGCTAGGGGACTAATCTCTCCCGCTGATCCGGCCAGCGCACTGAAGGGGCGCCCGCTCGTGAGCGGCCATCGGTTGGTACGTCTCCTGCCAGAGACGACCGGGCCTGTTCCGAGCGGGTGCCCATTTTCTTGTCCAGGGGTTGACAACTTGTTGACCACTCCTGTAACCTCCAGGTATGACGACGAAAACGAAGGCATACACCCCGCTGAGCGCCGAAGAGAAGGCCGCCCGGCTCGACGAGGCCCACAACGCCATTGCGGCGCAGGTGGCCGAAATCCGTTCCTCCGAGGACTGGGTCCGCGTGCTGGACTTCAGCGCCCAGTTCCACTCCTACTCGTTCGGCAACGTCCTGTTCCTGCTGCGGCAGGCCGCGATCCGCAACATGGAGGTCACCCGGTTCGCCGGTTTCGGCGTCTGGAAGAAGGCGGGCCGGAACGTGATCAAAGGATCGACCGGCTTCAAGGTGCTCGCGCCGGTCATCGTGCCGGACGACGTTAAGCGGGCCAACGGTGACCCGAAGGCCACGAAACTGGTCGGCTGGAAGATGGCCACCGTGTTCGACGTCTCGCAGACCGACGGCGAGCCGCTGCCCACGGTCGACCACGGCACCGTGGCGACGTCCGTGCCGGAAGGTCTGCTGGTCACGCTGGCCGGGATCGCGGCCGGGACCGGTTACCCGTGGGCCTACGGCGACTCGGGCACGGCAGACGGGCACACCGACGGCGTGCTGAAAAACATCGTGATCTCCTCGCGGTTCGCCGGGGACGAGCCGCAGACCGTGGCCACCCTGCTGCACGAGATCGCACACGTGATGCTCGGCCACCTCGCGGAGGACTACTCGTACCAGCAGCACCGGGGCGAGGCCGAAGTGGAGGCCGAATCGGTGGCGTACGTGGTCGGACGGGTGCTCGGGATGGAAATGGGCACGTCGTCTTTCTCCTACGTCGCGCACTGGGGCGGCGTCGACAAGGTCATGGCCGCCGGGCAGCGGGTCCAGCGGACAGCCAAGGCGCTGATCGCGCAGATCGAAGGGGCATGATGATCGAGCAGGAGAAGCAGGTGGTCGGCCAGCGGGTCTGCATCACCGGACAGGGGACCGACCGGCCGGTGCATCGGCACTCGGTGATCAAGCGGGTCACCAAGACCATGATCGTGGTCGAGAGCGGGCGCCGGTTCAACCGGGACGGGCGGAACGACTCGATCCCCTACTCGCCGTACGGCGGCACCGAGGTCCACGCGACCTGCCAGCGGCCGGGGCAGGCCCAGTTCTGATGGACTGGGAACTGGAGGAAGCGGACGCCGATCAGCCTGCGGGCTGGTCGGCTCCGCCGCCGTGGCGCGGGCGGAACGGGCAGACCAAGTGCGGCGCGTGCGGGCGGTTCCTGGACCGGTTCGGCCGCTGCTCGCTGGTGGTCATGACGTACCGGTACGGCAGCCCCTACGGGTACGAGCACCGGTGAGGATCCGTCCCGCCTTGTCCAGTCGTTGACAACTTGTTGACCACTCCTGTAGGATTCGGGCATGACGACGAACAAGCACGAGAAGCCACGGCTCGATCACCCCCTCGCCGTGGAGGCCATGCAGGCGGCGATGGCGGCGGCGCCGCAGACGGTCGAGATGCTGATGAACGACGGGCGCCGCGACCCGATGACGCTGCCCGAGGCGGCCGAGTTGTACATGACCATTCGCGGCCTGGCCATCGCCGGTGACGACGAGGCCGCACACTCCTCGGAAGACCGGCTGATGCGGGCAGCGATCGATGCCGTGGTCGCTGGCCACCCAGACGGAATGAACCTCGCCCGCTTCGCGGCGATGGCCGGAGACCTCGACTTCAGAAGGAGCATGTGATGAAGCAGCCGCCGCATCAGCCGGTCTGGTACCGGATGCATCCCGTGGACGTGATGCTGCTGCTGGACGGCACGCGGAAGGCGCTGCTCAACCAGCGCCGGGAGGCGGACACCGAAGAGGCCAGTGCGATCTCCACTCTACGGATGCGGATGGTGCAGGAAACGCACCGGCAGGCGGGCGAGGTGATGATCGGGCGCGGCGGGGTGGCCATCCTGATGGATTTGTGGCACAGCGACTGCATCGGGCACGACACGATCGAGGAGGGGTACCTTTCCGCGCTGGAAGAGGAGTTCAGGATTCAGGCGGCCAGCCGGACTCCGGGCCGCGAGACCGTGCCGGGGCCGATGATCGCGAACTCGGACCGGATGGTCGCGGCACGAACCGCGCTCGCGCTGGCGTGGGGAGACTACCTCGCGCTGTCGCGGCGCTGGCCGAACATGTTCCGCCCGGCTCCCGTCTTGACAACTCGTAGTCAATGGGAGGAGGGTAAGGGTATGGACATTGACGACGGCACCATTCAGGGCACCACCGGCGACGACGTGATCCGGAATGCGGACGGCAAGCCGGTCGCCATTCTGATGTACGTGGAGGAAGGCGATCAGAAAATCGAGATCGGAGTCTTCACCTCTCAGAACGCACTGGAGCGGGCACGATTCCTAGTCACCACCGCCCGGCCGTACACCGGCGGGCCTCAGCAGACAGAACTTCACCTCAATCCGTAAGCGATCCCTTTTCCCGCTCGAAACCGGCCGTCCTTCGGGACGGCCTTTTTCGTGTGCGTGCCGGGGTCGGCGTGCAGCCGTGCCGCACGCCGTGCCGGTCACGTGCGGCACGTGCGTGCCGGGCTCGGCACGCCTGCACGCACGGGCTCGGCACGCGGTCGGCGTGTGTGCGGCACGGGGTCGGCACGCTGCACGGCACGTACGCGGGGGAGTGGATGACGGGTTGACAAGAGACTGACAACTCCGGTAGGATCGGGGCATGACGACGAACGAGACCGTGACCGAGACCGTGCCCTGCACGCGCGTGCAGGCGAAAAATCTGCTGCGGATGAGTGCGAACAACAACGGGCGGGACGGGCTGATCGGCTCGCCGGACACCGTGACGGGGCGGACCCTCAGCGGCTCCCTGAGCCTCATGGACCGGCTGACCGACATCCACCTGACCCGGCGCAACGGCTGGGAGATCCTGACCGGCACCCTGCCGGGGCACGGCGCCCACAACTGGTACATCAACCGCGAGTCCATCGCGGCGGACCCGTGGTCGGCGTGATGAGCCTCGTACTGGCGCTGAGCGCCATGATCCTGCTCGCGCTGGCCCTGACCGCGTGGTTGACCGCCCTCGACCCCCTTACCAGGCCTCGGGCGCGCAGCCTCAACCGGCTCGCGCTGATTTTCTGGTGCGCCGGGCTGGCCAGCGTGATCGGCTCCTGGATTAGCGCCAGGTAGCCCGCCCGGATCCCGCCCCCGGGAGACGGACCAGACGGGGGCGGGAGGACTCACCCTAAGGTAGAGGTCGAGAGTCTTGACAGGGGCGGTACGCTGGCCGAGCGTCTTCGTTCAAGCGAGCCAGCGAAGCCGGGCCGGGCCAGGCTCGCAGGCCGCGACGCCAGCGGTCCAGCCCGTGAAGCCACCAGGCCGGGACGGCGAGCGTGAGCCGAGGGACAGCGCGCCGCGATGGTCCTCCACGGCGAGGTCTACCGCCCCGGCTGGCCGGTCTCCTCAGGGGCGGTACCGGGCACCTCATCCCACTCCATCACCCACACCGCCCCGGCGGGCCAGCGGATCACCCGGGGCTGGCTGTAGGTCAGCACCCAGATCCACCAGTGCCGCTCGCGGACCACCGCGACCCAGGCGCCCGTGTCGTCCACCTCCAGATCCGACCACGCACGGTAATCGCGGTGCGAGCCGGACTCGTTCAGGAGGACCACCGCCCGGCCCCGGAGCGGAGCGAACTGACCCACCCGGTCGGCCCGTTCCAGGGTCGGCCGCGCCGGTGCGACGTCCAGTCGTTCACTCATGGCGAAGATCCTCCTCTCCGGTGTCGAAACCCTCAACCTCGACCTCATGGTGAGTGTTCCATTCCATGATCAACATCCAGGGATTTTTTCTCCCTGGACCGCCCGGAGGGTCGGATGTGGATCTTCGCGGATGCGCGCCGGAGGCGGTCGGAGGGTCGAATCAGGGAGAAAAATTTCCCTAGGGATTTTTTGTCCCTGGGTCTGACCTGCGGAAACGTACCCACAGGGAAATTTTGGGGAGAAAATATATAGCCTTTACCTGCACATGCGATTCGTAAAGGCTAGGGAAGAAAAAAAATCCCTAAACGATCTTCCAGTCAGCGCGTTGTCAAGCCGTGGTAGGCTGTCTTCATGACGACCGCGAAGGACTACAAGCCAGGCGACCAGATCGCGTGGATCGACATCATCACGGCGGGCCTGGAGAAGCCCCGCCGTGGAGAGGTCTGGGCCCCCGCGCCAGCGTTACCCGGCATCGGGCGTGCGTACTGGGTGTTGCCGAACACGATGAGCAACGGCAAGCCAGTGCTGGTGGCGGTAGCAACCAGCCGCCACCGATGTGGTCGTGGCTCGATGAAGAAGTGGATCCACAAGGGGGGTCGATGGATCGATGCGGGCGAGAACTACCGCGAGCCGATGAATGATGGTGCGATCGTCAACGAGATCCGCCTCGGCCGCCTGCACCGGCCGCCGACCCACGTCCAGCCGTCCGGGCGCCCCGATCCCAACGAAGTCGTGGACACCGAGGCGTTCTACCGCTACTGCGAGGGTCGGGCACGCGGTGAGTGACCTCGGGCGGCGGCGGCTGGCGACTCTGGTCGTCAGCATCAACCTGGCCGGGCTCGGAGTGCTCTGCCTGCTCGGCGCTCCCCTCCTGGCTCACTGGGTGACGCGGTGAGCATCACGACGGTCGGTGGCATGCCGCACCCGGCGTACGTGCCGCCGGTCGTGCGTGCCCCACTCGTGCGCTCGCAGGCCGTGACCCGTGACTCCGTGCCGGGCGAGGCTGACATGCCGCGTGCAGCACGCACATGGCTGCACGCCGCACGTGCAGCCGGATGGGTCACGCACGTGACCTACGCCCTCGGGTGGGAAGTCACGCTGGACGGCGAGGAGGCACGCACGGCCGTGCGGGAGCCGACCGGCGAGGAGACACCCAGTGGGCGTGCGGCCATGGCCGTGACCGGGTACGTGCCGCGTGACTCCGTGCCGTCGTGGCTCGTGCGGTGTGGGAAGAGTTTCGGCAACGAAACTTCTTCCTCATTCTTCGCGGCCGGGCTGTGGGTCGACGGGAAATGGGATTCTGGTTTCACGTATGTTCGCGGTGAAGGATTGCGCGCGCATTCCACCGCGAAAGCGGTGAAGGATTTCATGGCGGAGGTGAATGCACTTGCCGAGAGCGGCGGGAGTATGTCGCAGGGCGAATTGCCACTTGGCGATCTCACGTGACGGATTGTGTGCCGGTCACCTGCAAGAGGTGGACGCCGCACGCGGAACCCGGCAGGAGCGGGGATACGGCCCGGAGTTCGACCGGGCCCGCCGGGTGTGGGAGAAACGCGAGGCAAAAGGCCAGCGGTTGGTGTGCTGGCGCTGCGGTGAGGCCATCCCACGCGGGCAGACCTGGCACCTCGGGCACCAGGGCGAGACGATCATGGGTCCGGAGCACGCCCACTGCAACGTCGAGGCGGCGGGTAAGGCTGGAGCCGCGACCCTCGCTCAGCGGCGCGCTGTGGTGCCTCCCAGCGGCGATCAGGACCCGGTCCGGCCAGAGGTACCCGCGCCGCCCCCTAGGCCCGCAGAACGGCGCCTACGCCCTGCATCCTTCAAGCCGGACGCTCCGGAAGGCTTGCGGCCTTCGGCCTCGCCCGCGCGGCGGCCCTTGAAGCGCGTAGCGCGGCTAGCGCCACGCCGTGGAGACCGGTAGGCAGACGGAAGCCCCGCCACCCGATCGGGGTAGCGGGGCTGTGGACCCCCTGCTTGTGGTGCGGTCAACTCCCGGCCTGGGGTCGCAGGAAGCAAGAGCCCCGGACGTCCACCAACCTCCTAGGCTCGGGGGGCGTACGGCCGGGCGTCGGCCCAGCGGTTGATCTCCCATCGGATCGCGTCGACGTCTTCCACTTCGTCCTTGATCTCGGACCAGAGGTAGGCGAACTGGTCGGGATCCGAGAGCATCGCGGCCACCTTGTCCTCCCAGGTGGCGAAGTCGGCGGGCGTGCCGAGAGTCTCGTTGCGCAGGTCTTCGGCCATGTTGCGATACCTCCCGCTCATCGCCCGTCCCGTTCCGGGATCGGCACGCCGTCCCAGCCGCATCCCGGGCACCGGCCGCTGGGACCGTGCTCGAAGGTGTTGACCCGGCACCGCGCGGTGTCGCAGTAGAGCATCTCGATTTTCTTGTCATCGTCCATGACCCGATCGTACTCCTGTGGTCAGCGAGTTGTCAATACCCTGTCAGTGTTGATGGCGCATAGCCTGGCGGGATGGCCGACGACAGCACGCCGACGCCCGACCCCACAGTGCTCACCACCGAGGCGCTGATCCGCGCGGTGAACGCCGAGCGTGACTACGTCGACGGCCGGGTCGCCGTGCTGGAGCAGAGGCTGCACGCGATCGATGTCGCCACCCGGCTGCTCAACGAGACGGTCAACCGTGTGCCGACCGACGTGCAGCGCGAAGTGTCCCACCTGACCGGTCTGATGGATGAGCGATTGCGGTCCATCGGGCTTCAGTTCGCCGAGCGGGACACCCGGCAGGAGCGGGAAGCGCGCGACAACAAGTTGGCCGTCGATGCCGCGTTCGCCGCACAGGAGAAGCAGGCCGCCGCCCAGAACAAGGCCAACGCCGAAGCGATCGGCAAGTCGGAGATCGCCACCAGCGAGACCATCCGCAACCTGACCGCCCTGCTGAACACCACGGGCGCAGGGCTCGGTGACAAGATCGATGACCTGAAAGAGCGTGTCGGGAAGGTGGAAAGCATCCGCCAGGGCGGACGGGAGACGATCTCCGGCGTCTACGCCCTGGCGGGCTTCCTGGCCAGCGTGGTGCTGGTCGTCGGCTTCCTGGTGGCCTCAGGAGCATTCAAGGGCTGAAGGTGAGTCCTCTGCCGCTCCGGCGAGGACTCACCTCTTGCCCCGCATGATCTGATCGCGCTTGATCAGCAGGGTGGCGGCCTTGTGCAGGTCGGCCGCGCTGGCCGTCTTCTTCAGTGTGAACCGGGCCACCTCCAGGTGCTCGGTGCCGATCGTGCGGACCACGATCACCGTCTTGCCGACGATCGTGGCCTTGTACGAAGCGACCGGGATCTTCTCGCGCGGCTTGCGCGGCTTGGCCTTCACTTTCTCCAGCGGCGCCCCGGCCGAGCCGGTGCGTTTCAGGTCGACCAGGTTCTTCGTCGACACCGCCGCTGTCTCGCCGGATACGTACAGCACCAGGGCCCGGGTCTTGCCGGTCTCCTCGGACAGGCGTTTCACCCGGCCGACCATCTGCACCTTCAGGGACTTCGACTTCGTGATCCGGGCGATGACCGCGACCTCCAGTTGCGGAAGGTCGAACCCTTCGGTCAGCACCATCACGTTGACGATCACCTGCAACTCATGGTTGCGGATCATCTTGAAGATCAGTTCCCGGTCTTCGACTTCCGTTTCGCCCGTGATCAGTGCCGAGCGGATCCCGGCCGCGTTGAAGGCGTCAAGGATGTGGACCGCAGCCGCGACCGTCGGCGCGAACACGATCCCCTGCCGCTTGCCCGCTTTCGCCAGGTACTTACTGGCCAGGATCGGACCGGCGTCCAGGTCGACCAGTTGCTTGCCGAGGCTGCGGGCTGAGTAGTCCCTGCCGTCCTCGGTGCTGTCGTCCTCGTCCGCGTTGACCTTGACCTGCGGCACGTCCTCCAGCCGCAAGGACGGAACGATGATCACGTCTTCGTCGTGCCGGACCAGGAAGCAGTTGTCCTCAGCCCATTTGATCGAGCGCTCGAATGCCACCCGTTGCCAGACGTCACCCAGGCCCAACTTGTCGTTGCGCACCAGGGTCGCGGTCAGGCCGACCACTCGGGTGCCCTCGAATCCGCCGAAGTCGGTCACGACGTCCTTGTACGTGCGAGCGGCGGCGTGGTGGCACTCGTCGATGATCAGCAGGCCGACCTTGCCGATGCTGGCGCGTTTCAGCGGCGACAGGCCGAGCGTCTGCACGCTGGCCACGATCACGTCCACGTTCTGGACTTCGTGTCGTTCGGCCTTGACCACGCCGACCCGCAGGTGTGGGAGATTCTCCTGGATCATGGCGACGGTCTGATTGATCAACTCCGCCCTGTGGGCCAGGAACACCACCACCCCGAGGCTGAAGTCGTGCGATCCGATGACCAGGCCGCCGACGAACGTCTTGCCGGTCCCAGTCGGCAGGAGCAGAACCTGGCGTAACCACCCTTCGGTCCAGCCGGTGTCGAGCGAGCACACCGCTTCGTTCTGGTACGGCCTGGGTTCTTTCACGTCCTCATCCTTCCGTTTTGTCAACGAGTTGTCAAGTTGTGGTTAAGTACCACTGGCCACCGACTCGGGGTCGATGGCCAGCGGGAGCGAGATGGTTCAGGCGCGGACCAGGAGCACGTTGTGGTGGTCCCACTGGCTGTAAAACTCCAGCCGGTAGATGCCGCCTTCACCCGGCACGTCCGAGACGATCCGGACCAGGCCGCCGATCTTGACGATCGTGCGCGGCCTCTCTGCTTCGCGGTAGGCCGAGATCACGGTGGCCTCGACGCTGATCCACGCACCGCCGTGCTTCTCGTTGCGCTCCAGCGCCTTCAGGTACCGGGCCATTCCGTCCGGCCCCTCGTACGAGCGGTTGCTGGCGCCGTACCCGCCGAGCGTGGTGACCACGGCGCGGACCGCGTAGCCATTGGCCATGCCGTCGATCAGCACCCGGTCATTGTGCTTCAGTACCGGGATGCCGACCACGCACTGATCTTCGGCGTGCGGGCTGGTGAACTCGATCGTGTCGTCGCACGATCCAGGGTGCCCCCGGAACTTGCCGCACTGCTTGCTCACGATGGTGATTGCCTGTGTCGTCGTCATGGCTCCATCTTTCCATAGTGGTCAACGAGTTGTCAACTGCTGGATGGTGATCGGCCGATCCGATCACCCGTGACCGGAGGAGGTTTCGAGCCGTACCGCCAGAGCCAGTGAACTGGCTCGCGGTCCTCCGGTCTGTCGGTCAGGGGATGTAGTACCCCTCCAGCGGGCCCGAATCGAACCCATGGAAGGTGCGTGGGTATCCACGCAATCCGTCGGATGTGCCCGGCACCCGGACCTCGTCGCGCATCCCGGTCATGGTGCCGTAAGTGGTTTCATGGCGGCCGGTCAACTTGACCGTTGCGTCCGGACACCCCCTGTCGAATGCCTCCTCCTTGCCGACGTCTTTCACGTCGTACCAGGTGTCGTGGTGCTTCACCTTGAAGCGTGCGCTCATGATCACTCCGCTCTGTCGATGTCAGGCACGACCGACAGACTGGCGATCGTCGCCTTGATTACCCTGATCCGTGCTTCCTTGTCGGCCATCACGATCGCGGTACCGATCCTGATGGCCTGACGTCGTCTGGCACGCTTGCTCCGCTTCGTCAGCGGTTCCTTGCCGATCCGGACGGCTTTCGCCCCGGGCCGGTCACGTCGCAGGACCACGACGTACTGGTTTTGATCTTCGGCCTGGGGCTTCGGGTGGTCGATGACCAGCCGGTACCCTTCGGGTTTAGTGACGTCCACCATCAGGCAGCAACCGTTTCCTCGCGGAGGATGGAAGCGGAGTATCGGATCGCGGTCTGGCGCCACACGACCCAGGTCACGGCCTGCATCTGGCTCGGGCTGATCCCGGCCCGCTTCGCTGCCTTCCGGTACGCCCCGGCGAACAGGTCGTACGCCCCCTTGCGTCCCAGGATCGACGTGTCGTCGTCGGTACTGGCGTATCCGACGGCAACGCTGAAAGCGTGACGGTCGATCACGGGAGCGTGATCGCCTGCCGGATTGGCAATGGTCGCGGCGAACGCTTGCGTCTTGGGTGCTTTCAGCGTGGCCATCACGTCGGCCCCGTTAAAGATCTTGTTCGCCTTCGTGTAGTTCGCAGGCAGGCAGCCGCCGGTCAGCACGCCGTCGGCGTACAGCCGGATGGCCAACTTCTGGTTGTACGACCACTGGATCCGAGGGGAGAGCGCCGAGATGACACCGGCTGCTCGCATCGGGTTCTCCGGGTCCAGCGCAACCGCCAGGCTGTGCGCCTCGTCGTACCAGGCCATTCCCTGGCCTCGTTGCGCGTCGGTGGCGGAACGGTAGACCTTCAGGATGTTCCGGACCATCGCAGTCTCGGAGGGGAGGATGTCGGCCAGCGTTGCCACGGGAGCACCTTTCGTCGTCGTCATGATGGGAGGCTATCGGAGTTGTCAGGGAGTTGTCAACTACTGGTTAAGCGTAGTGCCCTCGGTGGGGCAGTCGGTCGCTCCCGGGAAATGCTTGACCACGCCCTTGGGCGTAATCAGCACGATGGCGTTGCAGGTCGGGCACGTGGCCAATGATCCGGCTGGACGTGGCATCAGCGGATCTTCACTTCGGCCCGCTTGACCGTGATCGGCCGCCCGAAACGCGGTTGGTACGTGATGGTGTCGTCGTCGCTGGACAGGATCGTTCCCAGCGGCTGAGTGCCGCGCTTGGGATCGGCCCACATGATCCACTTGCCCTGTTCGGTCATGATGCGCCTTTCGTCGTCGGGGTGGTGTGCGTGCCTGGCAGCGGTGTCGAGCCGTACCGCCGTGTTCGCGGTCCGCCAGGCTGAGTTCTACTTGCCGATCATGGACTTCAGTTCGGCCTTAATCTCCTTGGCGCGTTCGCCCCGGAACCCTGAAGCGTTGCTCAGGAAGTAGAGGACGATCGACTTGGCAGAGTCGTCGTAGTACCGGTCATCGACCGTGGTCAGGGTCTTCATGGCGTCTAGGTAGGGGCGTGCCGCGTAGTTGACGCCGGAACCTTTCGCGGACCATAGGATTTCGATCTCGTTGGCAATGCTGGACAGTGAGCGCATGGTGCTCTCCTGGGTGAGTTGGGGTGGGAGGCAAGGACTTCCGCTCTTGCCTTGCGTGCCTCTGGCTGGATTCGAGCCGTACCGCCGTGTTCGCGGTGCCAGAGGCCGGGTTTCAGGTGTACCGGCTGCCGGTTCGGTCTTGGAAGTCGGCCCGGGAGGTGTACGGGCCGATCTTCGCGGTGACGTCGCGGTCGTAGAGCCGCGAGATGAACTCGCCCCACTCGTCGTACGTCGCGGCGTAGTCCTGCCCGTCTTGGGTCTTCCGGCCGTTGGAGATGCCGTCACCCGTGAGCCGGACCTCGAAAGCCGTCCGGTGCGAGCGGCTGGAATGCTCACCCTTGATGGTGAGCGAAGCGTGCGGGATGTCGGCTTCCTGGAACGCTTCCCGCAGGTCACGCTCTCGGACGTTGTCGAAATGCATTCTCACTGTGTGGCCTCGTTTCGTCGTCGTCGGTGGTTGAACCGTACCGTGCTGGTCAGTCCGTTGTCAACTGCTGGTCAGTCCTCATCCGGCATGTTGTCGCGGACCGTGAATCTGTGCTCTCGCGCCTTGATGTTCGCCAGGGCCCAGGAATCGAACGACTCCAAGACGTCTCCATTGTCGTCTAGCACGTCATACCGTTGCATCGCCATGCCTTTCGTCGTCGGGGCGGCTGCCGTGGTCAGGACTTCGGCTCCATGTGCGAGATCGTGCCCTTACCGTTGATCTCGACCCGCACCGTGTCGCCGTTCCGCATTCCCTGGTTCTCGACGAAGGTAGCGAACTGGTGATCGGAAGCAGTACGGGCAACCGTGCCGTCGGTGAACGTGATTTCGTAGCGCGGGTTTCCGTTGACGGAACTCCTGAGCCGAACGATGGAGTCGATGACCTTGATCACGATGGGCCTTTCGTTGTCGGAGTGGTGTGCGTGCCCCTGGCCGGATTCGAGCCGTAGCGCCGTCGAGGTGCGCTGCCAGAGGCTGGGGTTCAGTGGGATTCGATGTGGATCGATCGGTTCCGGTTCCAGGTGAGCCGGTAGACCGGGTAGCCGTAGGACACGCCGTCCCACGCTTCGGCGTCGTACAGGTCGGCCCATGATCCGCCGTCCACGGGCGGCTTTTCCTCGCCTTCGTTGCGGGTCCGGCGGCGGAACTCCTCACCCGATCCGGACCGTCCGGCGAGAACCTCGCTCTCGCTGACCTCTTCCATCATCGGCCCGGTCGGCGCTCCGTCGTGTGGATGGAAGTCCATCACGTACCTGTGGCTCACGGTCACTCCTCGTTGTCGTCGGTGGTTGAACCGTACCGTGCTGGTCAGTGCGTTGTCAAGTCGCTGTCAGCGGCTTTCCATCCACATGCTCAGAGTCCACATGTGGCGGTCGTGCTCGGCGCTCTCGGCGCTCTCGGACGTGATGGCGTCGCTCAGGTCTTCGCGGAGCACCTCGCTGCCCTGTTGGAGCAGGGCGAACGTGAGCCCATGGCCCCCTGGCGTCTGGTACCACGATGCGATCGTGGCAGCCACGGCGTTGCTCGGTACCTTGCCGTACTCGATCGCTTCCGTGACGGCCCGTTCCACCTCCTCGCTGAGCAGGTGCCGGACACGTCCCGTGCTGACCCGTTCGCTCATGTCGCGCCTCGCTTTCGTCGTTGGTGGGTCGAGTGGCCGGAGGAGGTGTCGAGCCGTACCGCCGTGTTCGCGGTCCTCCGGCCTGTGCCTTACGGCAGGGGCGTGACCAGAGCGTGAGCGTGGTGGACGGCGTACGCCTTCCATGTGTACCCCACGTGCTGACGTACCCGGATGGCGAACCAGTCAGCCGACGTCACGAAAGCCGTGTCACCACCGTTGGCGTTCGCACTGCCCGTGATGCATGCTGACCACTTGACGGTATGGTTCGGCACGCTCTTGCACTCGGCGTTCGCCGTCACCATGCGAGCCCTGTCCGCCGTGGTCGGCTTGCTCACCGTTGACGTGATCGGCCGGGTGGCGTGGTCCAGGACCAGCCCCGTCTTGCTCATGTGATAGTCGTCGCCGGTCAGCACCCTCCCCGTGGCGTTCACGGTGGCGCCGACCACGCACTCTTCGTGCGGTCCATACGCTTTCACGGTCTGGCAGAGCGTGAGCGCCTTGCCCCAGGCCACGCTGTCGGTAGTGGCGGCTTCGGCGTGCTGTGTCTGACTCACGATCGCCGTTGCTGCTGCGGCAAGGCCGATCACGATCTTGGCCGTGCGAGTGGTCCGGGTGCGGCGGTACTTCACTGGTTGCCTCCAGGGGCGGTGTCGGTGCGTCGTCGTCGTGGTGGAACCTTAGCGTGCTTGTCAGCGGCTTGTCAAGCCGTTGACTAGCCCCCCCGGCGGCTCTCGCAGCCCGCCTACCGTGTTCCGTAGGTCCGGGGGGGTGGATCGCGTTCCGTCCGCCCGGTTTGAACGCCCCTCCCACAGGACTCCCCTGTGGTCGGTTACGGCGTTCCCGCGTTTCAGCGTTGGGAACCCTCACCCTCCGTACGGCCTAGCGTGGCTCGGAGCGTAGGTCCCTGCTAGCGACAAGGGGGTCCTGTCGCAGGGGGTCCGCTCACGGGCGCCTTCGGCACACGGCTCTTGCATGTAGTGCGGTCCTCGGTGGTGCTGGTCGTACCTTACCAGCCCTTGTCAGGGGCTTGTCAAGCCTGCCTTGCCGTGCTGTGGTGCCTGCCCCTCCGGACCCGTGCTGTGCAGAGGGAGCGAGGCTCCGTGCGGTGCAGGGGTGCAGCGGGGGTGCTGCTGCTGCTGTGCGAGCCCCTTCCGGGTGCCCCTCACTGCGGCATGGGGCCACCCTCTCACGGCTGACCACGGCTTGTCAAGCGGCTGACCACAGGGCGCCTCGGGGCTGCGGCTCCGGCTCGGCTCGGGCCCCACCCTGGGGGGCGCCCCCTCCCCGCCTCGCGCGCCTGGACCTAAGGGGGAGAGCACTTTTTCCACAAGTTGGTTCAAATAGTCAGTTGTCAGTTGATTGTCGGGGCGTCGCACGGGGGAGCGTGAACTGGTAGGCTGAAGCCGTGACGACAACGACCTGTCAAGCCTTTCCATGCGCCAATTTGCTCCCATTCCGTACCGGATCTGGCCGCCCCAGGCTGTACTGCTGCAAGCAATGCCAGGAGCGAGCGAACCCCCGCCGTTGCTCGCGGAAATCCTGCAACCGGCCGCATCGCGCGAAAGGTCTCTGCAACACCCACCTGAAAGAGTCACGTCCGCCTCGGGACTACGCGGCCGAGTACGAATCGGCTGGTGGCTGGAATGACCGGCGCCGCGATGCCTACCACCGGCGCCGAGCACAGATGGACTCCGGTGAGCGCATCCTGCTGACGGAGGTCGCCCGCCGCGACGGCTGGACGTGCCGTCTCTGCGGCGGACTGGTGGATATGACGCTGGAGTATCCGGATCGAGCGAGCAAAAGCCTCGATCACCGGTTCCCGATTTCGCGCGGTGGCAAGCACGTGCTGGCCAATGTCCAACTGGCTCATTTGGGCTGCAACCTGGACAAGCGAGACCGCATTGGCAATTGACAAAACCTTGACAGCGTCCAGTCAAGCGTGGAAGACTGTGTCTCGCAGCCCCAACCGGCTGTACCCTCGCAGCGTTGGAGCGATCCTCCGGCGGACGCTGAGGGTCAAGGGGCACGCTGGCAGCAGGGGGCCGAGTTATCTCGGCGGAAACCGACTGGGGTTCGATTCCCTGGGGCTCCACCAGCCAAGCACTGCCGCGTGTAGGTCCAGCCGTAAAGGAACCTGGTTCCAGACCCGGAGACCGAGGACGGCAGTGCCTGGTGGGCCGGTGGTATGGGTTCGGGGCGCATAGCGTCTCCCCGATGGGGGACTTCGGTTCCTCCCGGTGCCTACCGCCGGTCGCAAGCCCCGGGCGGACGCGCCCATTAGGTTAAAGACGGTGGAGCACCCGTCGAGCCGGTTCGAGACCGGCAGGGGCACGCAGAAGGTGAGCAGCACTACGCCGCAAGGCCAGAGACTGCGAACTGAGCGCCATACGGTCGGCCCGGGGTGGAACCCGGATCGCGGCCCAGCACTCGACGGTGATGGAGTGGTGCTCCAGATCCGTCGTTCCACCCGGCCCGGCGGGGTGCGCTCCGGGCACCATCCGGTGTAGGATCCCAGATCTGGAAACCGTTGCGACATCGCGCCCGGTCAATGACTGGATCGTAGCCGCACGGCGGACAGGGCGAGCGGCCGGTAAACGCCACGGTTGACAGCGTGTTATCTGTCTGGCAGGACGGCTCACCGGACTCGACCCCGGTGGGCCGTTTCTGTGTCCGTACTCGCCCGTTCGGCCGTTGCTGTGGCACCCTGATTTCGCTACCGGGAGGTGCGTCATCGAATTGCCACTCATGGACCTGTCGAGCCAATTCCCGCTCGGCTGGACGGTGACCACCACGACGACCGCTGTCCCGCTCGCGGGCCCGCCTCGCCGTGGAGGGGTGCATTGGACGATCGGTCCTGTCACCAGCCGCCCACTCTCTGGAAACCCTCACCGCCGGAAGCGGAAGCACCGCCCGGCGAGTTCCGCTCACCTAGGAGACGTCACCATGCAACTGCTCGATTCCCAGCAGGTCACCCTGTCCGTTTCCGGTGTGGATGCCGCTGGCAACCCGGTACCGATCCAGCCGACCGGCCTGGCGTTCACGGTGGACGACGAGTCGATCCTGACCCTGACCGACAACGGCGACGGCACCGCGCTGGTCGTCACCACGGGAACCCTCGGCACCGCCGTCGTGACCGTGAACGACGACCCGGACGGCGACGGCACGGTCAATTTCCAGGGCAGCCTGGCGATTGACGTCGTGACCGGCGAGGTGACCGAGATCGTGGTGTCGGCTGGTGAGCCGACCTCGCGCGTCTAGGTTGACAACGGGCTGACCATCGCCCATAGTTGACCACAGCGGTGCTGCGAAACTGGGTCGTCGTCGTCAAACCTCATCCCAGGGTTGGCCGCCGCCGAGAGGGGCCGAACGCAAACGCCTGAAGAGGCCATGCGATCGGCCTCTCTCTATTTGTCCAGTAGTTGACAAGTCACTGACTGGACGCTTACAATGAACCATGGCGACGAAGATGGCACCGGCGAAAGTCCTTGAAGCGCAGGCGGATCTGCTCCGCCGCTTCCAGGACGACGAATTCATGATCTACACCGCGCGGTTCTTCTACCAGACCGCGACGAGGGAACGGCTCAGTGGTGTGCTGCTCCCGATCCAGGAGCGGGAGAAACTCCGCATCGCTGCCGAACTGGCCCATGACACCAGCGTCATCGCTCGCAACGCTGAGGCGTTCCACGTGTCCGCCGACATGACCAAGGTGATCCAGCACGCCGCCGAGGGACTCGACGAGTCCGACGTGACCAATGCGGCGCTCGCGCCGTCGTCGTCGGGGCTGGTCCGGTTCGACGGCGGTCTGCGCATCATCGTGGGCGAGATCGATACCTGGGTCGACTGGATCCTCTGGCGGGCTGGCGCAACCGGAGTGACCTACATCCTGATGATGGACGCCGTCGACCGGCCTGAGGAAGGCGTGACCACGGCGGTGGCGTCCAGCGTGAGCCAGAAGGTGTTCGGCCGGTGGCGCTGGACCCAGATCGTCTCCCGGCCCAACGGTCTGTCGCTCGGGCCGTCCGTGCTGCCTGAATACGTCAGCCGGGGCGACGCTCACGATCCGGTCGAGATCAGCGGCAACATCGCGGAGATGCCCGTCACGAATACGGCCCGGCTGCTGCACGCCTTCTGGCTGATGATCGACCAGCAGATCACCGTGGTCAGCACGCAGCGGCCTCACCCCAGCGTGAAGCCTGGCCTCAAGAAGGCCCGGATGCCGAAAGACTCCAAGGTGACCGTCGTGGAGTTGCGCAAGCACCGGTACGCCAAGCGGCCCGACGAGGCCGAAGGCAGCGCCGTGGAGTGGTCGCACCGCTGGCTGGTACGCGGGTTCTGGCGCTGGCAGGCCCACGGTGAAGGCCGGAAAGAGCGCAAGCGAATCTGGATCAACGACCACGTTCGCGGCCCCGAGGATAAGCCCCTGGTCATCAAGAACCAGGTCTTCGACCTGCGGCGCTAGTCTGGGGGGATGGGCGGACCAGGATCAGGCGGCGCACGAGTCCGTAGCGGACCGGCGCCGGACATGCAGGCACTGAAGCGCAACCGGGACGGCAAGGAGTGGACGAAACTCCCTGCGGCGGGGCGCCTCGCTGAGGCTCCGGAGTGGCCCGCTGCCGTTCCGGAGCCCAACGAGGACGAACTGCTGAAGTGGCGCGAGGTGTGGACGCTCCCCCAGGCGCTGGTCTGGGAGATGGACCGCTCCAACGACCTGGTGGCGTTCTACGTCCGCACCTACCTGGAGGCGATGAACCCCAAGGCCGGTGCGCAGGCCCGGATGTTCGTCCGGCAGTTGTCGAACGACCTGTTCCTCACCCCGGCGGCGCTGGCCAGCGGCCGGTACGTCATCGACGGCACGCGGGAAGCGGAACTGCTCGATTCGGCGATCCGCTCCGGCGCCCCGCCGAGCAACTACGTGCCCACCGGCCGACCGGTCGGCCGCCCCAAGGGCAGCCGGAACAAGTTCACCGTCGTGCCGCCCACGGCCGACGAGGACCTGCCGAAGACCGACGAGCACGGCGACGAGCAGGAGCCCGAAGGAGATATCCCCTTCTGATGCGACCGTTCCATCTGGTGAGGGAGGTCGACGTCAGCGGCGTGTCCGGCACGGGGATCGTCGCGGAGGGGGTGGAGTTCACGGACGGGCGCGTGGCGCTGCGCTGGCTGACCGCGACCCCCTCCACGGCGCTCTGGGATTCGATCGACCAGGCCCGAGCGGTCCACGGCCACGGTGGTCACACGACGGTGCGCTGGGCCAATGTCGCTATCCTGCCGGTGGGGGACCAGCGAGCCCGGCAGTCGGCTGCCGTGCCGATCCCCTTGTGGCCGATGCCACCGCTCACCCTGGAGTAACCGTGAAGACCGTGAAGATGGACGTCGAACTGGCGATCAACGAGGCGATGCTGGCCGAGAACCTCTTCTCCACGGCGAGGAAGAACGCATTGGCTGCGGACGTTGTCGAGCGGTGCCGGGTGAAGGCCGAGCAGGTCGCACGCGAGGTCGGTGGGCGGCTGCGTCTGGACCGTCCGCCGGAGTTCTACATCCGGCGCGGCTCCGATCTGGTGGAGGGTGGCGACTACCTGCTGGTGGCCAGCCGCTGGACCGTTGACGTGCCGAACTCGTTCGACCCGGAGCGCGCCGCCGCGTTGAGCCGGTAATGCCGCCGCAAGACCCGGACCAGTTCGTCGTCGAATGGCCGACGATGTTCATCACGGTCGACTGGGTGGAAGCGCACTGCGTTATCCCGGACCAGTTTTCGGCCGGTGAGCCGTATCTTCTGGCCGATTGGCAGGAGTGGTTTTTCCTCAACCACTACCGGGTGAAGCCGACGGCGCGTCTGACCCGCTCCCCGGCGGTGGGGGCCCCGGCGTTCTGGTACCGGCGCTCGCAGGTCGTCATGCCGCAGAAGGCGGGCAAGGGCCCGATGACGGCGGCTCAGTGCTGCCTGGAAGCGGTCGGCCCGAGCATGTTCGCGGGCTGGGCCGAAGGCGGCGAGGTCTACCGCTGCGACGACAACGGCTGCCCGTGCGGCTGGGAGTACGAGTACGAGCGCGGCGAGCCGATGGGCGCCGTCCGGCCGACGCCGCTGATCCAGATCACCGCCTTCTCCGAGGAACAGGCCGGGAACGTCTGGGACGCGCTGCGCCCGATGATCGAGAAAGGCCCGCTGACCAACGTCATCCCCCGCACCGGTGAGGAGTTCATCCGGCTGCCGGAAGACGGCCGGATCGACCGGGTGACGAGCAACAACCAGTCCCGGCTCGGCCAGCGCGTCACGTTCGTCCCGCAGGACGAGGTCGGCCTGTGGCTGCCGATGTCGAAAGACGGCAAGGGCGGCAACATGGTGAAGGTCGCGCAGACCCAGCGCCGTGGTGTCTCCGGTATGGCCGGGCGCGTGGTGGAGACGACCAACGGCTGGGATCCGTCCGAGAACTCGGTGGCCCAGCAGACCGAACTGTCCAGCCGGGTGAAGAAGGACATCTTCCGGCTGCACCGGCTCGCCCCCGCGCACCTGTCGTTCACCGACAAGCGCGAGCGGATGCGCATCCTGCGGCACGTCTACCGGGGCTCGTGGTGGGTCGACCTGTCCGCAGTCAACGCGGAGGCCGAAGAGATCATCCTGACCGACCCGGGCATGGCCGAGCGGTTCTACGGCAACCGGATCGTGGCGGGCCTCGGCCAGTGGATCGAGGACGCGCTCTGGGAGGCTCACGAGGACAAGACCCGCCCCGAGCCGCCGGACGGCACGGCGGTCGCCGGTGGCTTCGACGGCTCAGAGAACGACGACTGGACCGCGATCCGGCTGGAGACGCAGGACGGCTACCGCTTCACCCCGCACTACGGCCCCGACCGGCGCCCGGCCTACTGGAACCCGGCCGAGTGGGGCGGCTCCATCCCGCGCGGCGAAGTGCAGGCGTGCGTGGACGAGATCGCCACGCGATACCGGCTGCGGCGTTTCTACTGCGACCCGAGGGACTGGCGCTCGGAGATCGGTGACTGGGCCCTGGCGTACGGCGAGGAGGAGGTCTTCGAGTGGAACACCTGGCGCATCGATGCCATGTTCCTCGCGCTGAAACGGGCCTTCAACGACCTGAAATCGGGCCGCAGCACGCACGACGCGGACGCGGTGGCCGCGCTGCACATCTCCTCAGCGCGGAAGGTGGCCAAGCCGGGCGACAAGTACATCCTGGGCAAGCCCAGCGCACACCAGAAGATTGACATCGCGATGGCGGATACCCTGGCCCACGAGGCAGCCGCCGATCTTCACGCCATCGGTCCTGACGCATGGCGACCGGCCCGGCGCCTCACCAGAGCCAAGGGTAAGGCCCGCGCGTACTAAAACTGGAGGACGGCATGGCGATCAGCCTCGATGCCTACAAGGTTGGTCAGCCTGTCTGGTGGGTCAATCGGCTGTATCAGGAGTTGCTCAACCGTCGTCCACTCATCAACAAGTGGGACGACTACTACCGGGGCGACTTCCCGCTCCCGTGGCTCGCGCCGCAGGCCGCCGAGGAGTTCCGCCGGATCCTGAAGATGGCGCGAGCGAACTACATGGGCCTGGTCATCGACGCGCAGTGCGAGCGGATGGCGATCGACGGTTTCCGGCTGTCGACCCGGCGCAGCGGCCCGGCCGGGCAGGGGTCGATCGCACCGGACGCGGACTCCGAGGACGCGGACATGCCGATCGTGGACGACGAACTGCTGCGCATCTGGGAAGCCAACGAGATGGACTCTCAGATGGACATGGGATTCCTGGAGGCCGCGATCACTGGCGTCTCCTACGTCGCGGTGGCGCCGAACCCCGAGGACTCCAGCACGCCGATCTGGACGGTGGAGCATTCCAGCCAGACGATCATGGCGTTCGTGCCGGGCACCAACCGGCGCAAGGCCCGCGCGGCGCTGAAGGTCTTCCAGGACGAGTGGACCGGCGTCGTGTTCGCCACGCTCTACCTGGACAAGGTGCTCTGGAAGTTCCAGACGGACGGCTCCGAGCACCGGATGCCGGTGATCCCCAGCCAGTTCGGTGGCCTGTCCGAGATCGTGTCGCCGGTGTGGGAGTTCCGTAACCAGAACCAGGACGCTTCGGCCAGCCCGAACACGCAGGGCATCGTCCCGTTCTGGGAACTGCCGAACAACCCCCGGCTGCTGACCGGCGGCCAGTCCGAACTGTACGACCTGACCGACAGCCAGGACCGGATCGTCAAGACGATCGCGGACCGGCTGATGACGCAGGACTACGGCGCGTTCCCGCAGAAGTGGGCGACCGGCTGGCCGGAAGAGGACGCCTCCGGCAACCCGACGCCCCCGATCGAGGTGGGCCGCGACCGGATGGTCACCACCGAGGTTGTCGAGACACGGTTCGGTCAGTTCTCGGCGGCCGACCTTCAGGGCTACATCAATGCCAAGCCCGAAGACGTCAAGGACATCGCCTCCCGCAGCCGGACCCCAGCGCAGTACCTCCTCGGCGAGATGAACAACGTCAACGGCGACACCCTGAAGGCCAGCGAGTCCGGCCTGGTGGCGAAGGTGAAGCAGCGCCAGCGCGGGCACAAGGGCGGGCTGGTCGGCAGCGCCACGCAGGTCCGGAAACTGGCCGGGCTGGGCGACCTGAAAAACACCCAGCAGTACTACGAGCCGATGTGGCGCAACCCGGAGTTCCGCACCGAGGGCGAACTGGTCGACGCCCTGCTGAAGATGGCCGACCTGGGCGTGCCGGAGGAAGCGCTCTGGGAGCGCTGGGGCGCCAGCCCGGTCGAGGTGGAGCGCTGGAAGGACATGTTGGAGGACAAGATGGCCCGCGCCGCCGCCGGTGACGCCACCGTGGTGCTCGCGGACCGGTTCCGGCAGGCTGCCGCGACGGTGGCTGGCCCGGCCCCGGCCGGTGGCGGGCCGACCGGCACGCAGACCGGCCAGCCGCAGGCCCCGGCCAGGAAGAAACCAGCGGGCAACCCGAACCCGGGCGGCCAGTCCGGCGGCCAGTCCAGCGCGAGCGCGGCCAAGCGCCGCCCGAACGCCCCTAAGCCCGCGACGACGTGACCGTTCAGCCGCTGGCCCGGCCGGGCGGGGCCGAGACGCCGCCGGTCAATCCGGGCGCGGCCCTGAAGCGGCCGGGCAGCGCGGAAATCCTGGCCACCAGCACCCAGTACATCGCTGAGCAGCAGGCCGCGACAGCGGCGATGATCGCCAGCGTCCTCGCAGCCTGGGCAACGATCGAGACCGGCAAGGCCATCGCGTCGTGGAAGTCCGGCATCGGGGAGAAGATCTACGTCCTGGTGTCGATGCTCCAGGAGTTGATGGCCCGGCACTCGAACACCTACGTCCGGCAGGTCATGGCGCTCCAGGGGCTGACGTACACCGGTCCCGACCTGGATCCGCTCAAGTTCGCGGGCCGGGCCAGTGACGGGCGCGATCTGGAGTCGCTGCTGGCTGGCGCTGTGGTGGCGCTGCGCCGGGCCGAGCGTGAGGGCAGGCCGCCAGCCGAAGGCTCCCGCCGTGGAGCCGACTGGCTGCGGATGGTCACCCAGACCCAGGCGGCCGATGCCGCGCGGGAGGCCGAGCAGGTCAGCATCGTGGTGGCCGGGCCCAGGGACCAGAACGGCAAGGACGTCGCACTGGGCTGGATCCGCGTGCTCAATCCGCCGTCGTGCGGGCGCTGCGTAGCGCTGGCCGGGAAGTTCTTCCGCTGGAACGAGGGCTTCTATAGACATCCAAATTGTGACTGCCGTCACATAGGCGTTTCCGAGGCGAACGCCAGCGACATTCTCACCGACCCGATGATCTACTTCAACTCGCTGACCGAGGCCGAGCAGAACCGGTACTTCGGTGGCCCGCAGGCCCAGGCCGTCCGCGACGGAGCGGCGATCGACCGGGTCATCAACGCTCAGCGCGGCGGCGCGACGTACATCGCGGACGGCGGCCGGTACACGATGGAACTGGCCCGTAAGAACGGCGGGTACGGGTACCGCAGTGAGCAGTCTCGCCGTCCGACGCCGTATCAGATCTATCAGGAAGCGGACGGCGACCAGGACAAGGCGATCGAGTTGCTGCGCCGCTTCGGATACATCACTGGAGGTCCGGCCAGGTAGGTGCGCTATATTTCACCTTGACAGGACGTGATGTCCTACCAACTTCGTAGGCATGATGCCCACGGACCAGATCGGACGGCGTGAGGCCGTCGACACCCAAGGAGCAACGCATGTCGATCGAACTTGTCTACCCACTCGGTTTTCGGCTCGACGGACGCCCGATCTGGGGTATGTCCGGCGCTGAAGGCGATGGGGACGGTGGGGGCGACGACGACGGCGACAAGGACGCGGACGATAAGGACGCGGACGACAAGCCGGAGACCGACCTGGCCAAGGTGCAGAAGGCTCTCGCAGCAGAGCGCGAAGCGCACAAGGCGGCCCGCGCTGAAGCGCGTGGGTACAAGGTCGCGATGCGTGAAGCCGGAGTGACCAGCCTGGACGCGCTGAAAGACATTCTCAGCACCAAGGGCAAGGGCAACGGCTCCGCTTCAGGTGACCAGCAGATCGACCTCGCCAAGATCACCAAGGAAGCCGAGTCGAAAGCGACGACTCAGGCCAACCGGATGATCGCTCTGGCCAAGGTGGAGGCTCGCGCCGCCGGGATCTTCGAGGACCCGGACGACGTCGTGGCTTACTTCCGGGACCAGGCGGACGATTTCGTGGGAGACGACGGCAGGCCCGACGTCAAGCACATCGACCGTGAGTTGCGTGTGCTGGCCGATCTGAAGCGTCACTGGGTGAAGAAGAAGGAAGGTGACACCGACTTCGAGTTGGGCGCGCGTCAGACCGCGACCGGCAAGCCGTCGATGGACAACTTCCTCCGCAGCGCCTCGCGCAACAAGCGCGGCTGACGCGGCCTCCGTCCGGGGGTCGCCTGACCTCCGTAGGAGACGCAGTGAACCACTCCAAGCCCCTGGGCTTCCGCTCCGATGGGCGGCCGATTTTCGGCTTCTCGGGGGGCGCTTTCGACAGCCTCACCACCCGCTCCGACGTCCAGGCCCTGATTCCCGAGCAGGTCTCCAACGAGATGCTCGGCAAGGCCACGCAGGGGTCGGCGGTGCTGAGCATGTTCCGCCCGATCCCGGTCCAGGGCAACGCGATGCGCTTCCCGATCCTCACCGCGCTGCCGATCGCGTACTGGGTGTCCGGCGACACCGGTCTGAAGCAGACCACTGAGATGGCCTGGTCGAACAAGTACCTGACCATCGAAGAGATCGCCGTGATCATGCCCGTTGCGGACAACGTCATGGACGACATCTCGGTCAACATCTGGGACGAGGCGCAGCCGCTGATCGTGGAGGCGTTCGCTCGGGTGCTCGACTCGGCCGTGTTCTTCGGCGCCAACGCCCCGTCGTCCTTCCCCACCAACATCGCTGCGGCTGCCGCTGCGGCCGGGAACTACATCGACGTCGGCTCGCACGCCACTGCCGCCGGTGGGTTCATGGGCGACCTGGACGCGCTGATCAGCAAGGTGGAAGAGGACGGGTACGACATCACCGGTTACCTCTCTCCGATCACCACCCGAGCCCGGTTCCGCTCGGCTCGTGACACCCAGGGCCGGAAGTTGGACGAGGGCCGGGTGGCGGGCAACCTGCTCGCCGTGGACGGCGTTCCGATCCTCTACCCGATGCGTGGCCTGTGGCCCGCTGCCGGTGGCGCGGGCGTGAACGGCGTGGCCCTGATGGGTGGCGACTGGTCGCAGTTCGTGATCGGCGTGAAGTCGGGGATCGAGTACAAGTTGATCACCGAGGGCGTCATCACCGACGACCAGAACAACATCGTCTACAACCTGCCGCAGCAGGACATGCAGGCGCTCCGGCTCAAGTTCCGGATCGGCTGGCAGGTGGCCAACACCATCAACAACGACAACCCGGACGGCAGCACCCGCTACCCGGTCGGGTACCTGCGCACCCTGGGAGCCTGAGTCATGCCGCAGCAGAACGTCAAGAGCGAGACCATCCCGGCCAGCACCATCCTGGCCACCTCCAGCGTCATCGTGGAGGCTCCGTACACCGGTGTCGTGGTCAGCGTGACCTACACACCGGTTGCGGCCGTCACCGGCGCCGCCAGCCCCGCCAGCCGGACGCTGAGCCTCGTCAACCGCAAGCAGGACGGCACCGGCACCACGGTGGTCGCCAGTCTGGCGCTGGTGTCCGGCGTCAACCTCGTCGCATTCGACGAGAAGACGCTCACCAACTCCGCCACAGCCAGCGATCTGGTCGTGGCCGCCGGGGACGAACTGGAGTTCCGGTCCGCCGCAGTCGGCGGCACCGGCCTGGTCGACCCGGGCGGAAAGATCGACGTCACCTTCGGGAGGAACGACTGATGGCTACGACACCCCGCAAGCCCACTGAGCCGCAGGCCGGTTCCCCGGCAGACGGCGTGACCGCGAACGGCCCGGAGGTGGCTCCGGTCGACCCGCGCTACCTCCAGCCCAACCAGACCGTCACCGGCATCCTGTCCACCAACCCGCCCCGGGGCGTGGACGAACTGCCCGCCGACCACATCGCGGACGAGCCGAGCATGGCCGCCGCGCAGAAGTCGGTCCACGAGCGCATCGCCAAAGAGACCGAGCAGGGCTTCCGGGGCGCACGTGGCGCGAAGGCCGTCCCGAACTCGGCCTACACGCTGGCCGGGGTGAACGCCGGTACTCCGAACCCGGAGACCGTCGTCCACACGCCCACCAGCAAGTAACCCGAGAAGTCCGAGAGGGGACGCCATGTCGTTCGATGTGAGCACCGCCGACATCGTGGCGATGTGGCGTCCCCTTGACGATGACGAAACTCCGGTCGCGGCAACGCGGCTGGCCCAGGCGCAGGTGAAGATGCGCATCCTGCGCCCGAAACTGGAAGCGTTCCTGGACGCCATGCCGGTCGACACCGCGCCGCACATCCAGCAGCACGCCGACCTTGAATCGCTGATCAAGATCGCCATGTGCGAAGCCGTCATCCGCTTCATGCGCAATCCCGACGTGAACACCCAGCAGCAGATCGGCGCGGATGGCTCGGTCGGCGTCTCGTTCGACACGGATGCCGGTTCCGGCATCTACATCGACCAGGCCGACCTCGACGCCATCGACGCAGCCGTGCTGGAGTCCGAGGGCTACATCCCGACCAGAGTCAAGTCCCGGCAGTTGATTACGTCCACCCCGTACCGGCGCACGCCCTGGCCTTGGGCATAGGAGTAGCAGTGAACAACGAGATGATCCCTTCCGGCGGCCTGCGCACGGCGCGTATCCCCGCGCTGCTGAAGCGTCCGGCCATCAAGACGGTGGACGACGCGCTGCACTACGGTGGCGGTCCCAAGGGGCTCGGCCTGGCCCTGCCCGGCTTCCTGCGGCCCGGACCGGTCCGGCGCAGGCTGGAGTGGCAGGAAGCGAACGCGGAGATCTTCGAGCGCTCGCTCGCCGCACAGGCCGCCGTGGAGGATGCCCGGCGTGGTGGCGCCCTGAGCATCGTCGGCCATCTCTGGCTGGCCACCGTCGACCGGGACGGGCGTCAACAGGATCTCGGCCTGGCCGGGTGCCGGGTCGTCACCACGGCTGGGGTCAACTTCATCGTGGACGCCTTCCAGAACCTGACGGAACTGGAGAATCTGAAGTACCACGGGGTCGGTACGGGCACCACGGCGGAGGCGAGCAGCCAGACCGCGCTGGTCACCGAACTGACCACGCAGTACGCCTCCGCGAACACGCGCCCCACCGGATCGCTCGGTGAGCAGGCCGGTAACTCGAACGTCTTCGAGACCGCAGCGACGATCTCGGTGTCGGCCACCGTCGCGCTGACCGAGCACGGGATCTTCAGCCAGGCCGCAGTCGCTGGCGGCACCATGCTGGACCGCACACTGTTCTCGGCCGTCAACCTGGCCAGCGGCGAGTCATTGCAGGCCACATACGATTTCACGATTACGGCCGGAGGTTAGGCAACAACTCGTTGTCAATCCGTTGTCGATCCGATCGGAGGTGAATCGTGACCGGTACTGACCTGATGCCCAACGGTGCCGTGCCGGACACGTTCACCGGCTCCAACGGCGCGGCCTGGAACTCGACCAACTGGACCATCGCCCTGAACCAGGGCACCGGTGGCGGTGCGACGATCCAGGGCAACCAGGGCCGCATCGCCACTGGCACGGTGACCGGCAACCGGACGTCGGTCCGGCTGCTGACGTCGGCCCTGCTGAACAGCGAGATCGTGTTCGACTGGGTCGTTCCGGTGCTGAACGACCAGTTCCCCGCCGTCTGGGCCCGGACGCCCACGGCCGTCGACACCGCGTCCGGGTATGCGTTCACGCTCGCGTCCGGCGACATGACCTTGTCATACACCGAGACGACCTCGACCTACTCCGGCCACGACCTGGTCACCTACACCCATGGTTTCACCGCTGGCACTACGGTCCGGACCCGGATCGCGGTGTTCGGCGGCACCGGCACGAAGACGCTAAAGGCCCGCACGTGGCTGGCTAGCGGCTCGGAGCCGACGTCCTCCTGGCAGATCAACACCACCGACACCCACACCGTGAACACGGCCGGGTATTGGGGTTTCACGACCAACTCCGGCAGCACCGGATCGAAGAACTTCTTCATCGACAACGTGGACCTGCACGACACCGAGACGCCGTCGCAGGCGACGCTCGCGGCGGCGGGCGGGATCACGCCGAGCGCCACGCTGGTGAAGGTGGCGGGCAAGAAGTTCACCGGCGCCACCACGCCGACCGGGGCGCTCGTAGCGCTCCGGGTCGTCACCCGGGCATTCGCCGGTGCCATCACCCCGGCTGGCGCGCTGAAAAAGGTCGTCCCGAAGGCGTTCGCCGGTACCATCACCCCGGCCGCCACCCTGCTGAAGCAGGCCCGGAAGAATTTCGCCGGTGCCGCTACGCCCGGCGCCAACATGATCCGGAGTGGAATCCGGAAGATGTCCGGTGCGATCGCCCCGGCCGGTGCGCTCGTCGCTGTCAACGTCGGGCGCGTCTTCGGCCGCCCCGGTCTCGTTGCGATGCAACTGCTTCAGCGCGCCACCGTCACCGTCCGGCACAGGAGAGACTGATGGCCTACTTCCCCACCTTCGTCGGCCAGCGCGTGCTGATCGAAACGATCTTCCGTCTCAACGGCGTTCCGCAGGACCCCAACATCGTCACCCTGACGGCCAGTTCGCCGTCCGGGGTGGTGTCGACCCTCACCTACCCTGCGGCCACGTACACCCGGCGGAGCACCGGCGCCTACGAGGGTTCGGTGCTGGTGAACGAGCCCGGCCAGTGGGCGTTCCGCGCCGAAGGCGTGGGGATCGTCGACGCCGTCAACGAGTACATCGTCGACGTCCAGCCCAGTTTCATCCCAACCCACTAAGGAGTTCCGATGGCCACCGTTGGTAAGCAGGCGAAAGACGAGACGCCGGTCCCCACTGAGACCGAGGTCGATTACATGGCGGACGCGCCCCCGGCCCGGCCGTACAGCGAGGCGATCAGTGACAAGCACCGAGCCTTCCTCGCCGAGAACAACATCCCTCTGCCCAAGGACTGATCCATGAGCATCCGGTCGATCGTCAACTCGGGTCGTCGCCTTGTCGGCACGACCCTGCTTGACGTGTGCCGGATCCAGGACCGGGCCATCGTCAAGGACTCGACCGGCGGTAAGAAGGAGACGTTCACCGAGCGGAACACCGACCTGAAGTGCCGGTTCGTCCAGCCCAAGGACAACGACCCGAGCCTGCAACTCGACTCGGTGTTCGGCCGGATCGAGTTGATCCTGGAGGTCGCCGTCGGGGCGGACGACTTCGCGGAAGGCGACCGGGTCCGCAACCTGACTCAGGCCGGGCTGTGGCGGATCGTCCGCAACATCACGCCGCCGTCCGAGATCGCCACGGTGTGCCGGTACGGCATCGCACAGGAGGTGATCTGAATGGGCTGGACGGTGCGGTACAACCACCTCGGCGCGATCGGTGAGGAACTGCCGCGCCGGATGGACGACGCGGTCGGTGAGGCCGCAGAAGGGCTGGCGCTGATCCTGAAAGGCATCCTCTGGGTCGACACGGGCATGGTCCGCCGGGTCACCACGGACGCCGGGCGCAGACATCTTCACGCTGAGGTATGGATCGGTTACAACCGAGGCCATGGCTTCTACTCGCGGTTTCAGGAGTGGGGGACGATCAAGCAGGCGGCCCGGCCGATCGTTGGGCCGACGTCGGAAGTGTTCCGGCCGCGCTACATCGAGGAAATGAGCCAGGCCGTGTCCGAGGCGTGTGACGCCCAGTGATCGAAACCGTCGACATGGTCGAGCCCTGGATTTACGACCGGCTGGCCAGCGACTCACAGATCCTCGCGCTGGTCGGCGTGGACTCGATCTCCGGCACGCTGTCGGCCACTCCGCTCACCCCGCCGTACGTCACCTTCCTGATGAATTCGACGGTCGACGTCATCACGGCGGCCGGTGGGGACCGGATCTCCACCGAGAACCTGTACGTGATCAAGGCGGTGGCGGCCAGCGGATCATGGGACGATGTGCGTGCTGCCGCCAACCGGATCGACGCATTGTTCCACCTGCCCAACACGGTGGTGACGCTGGGGGGCGGCTCGCTCTCCAGCATCAGGGAGCGTGTCGTTTCCTACCCGGAGATTGACGAAGGCGTGCAGTACCGCCACCTTGGCGGCATTTTCCGCATCCGCGCCAGCGCGGGACATCAGGAGTGAGCATGAGGAAGATCAGCCCGTGGAGTGCGGTGATCGCCGTCGCGGCCACCGCCGCGCTCGTCGGCGGCGTCGCCTTCGCCGTGGAGCCCAGCACGGCCATCACCGACCCGACCCAGCAGCAGGCCCTGGACGCCAACGAAACGGTACGCAACTACATCGTTTCCCACCCGGATGCCACCACGCCTCCGGTGGCCACTACCACGGCAAGCCCGACGCAGACCGCAACACCGACGATCAGCCCGACGCCGCCGCCGGTCACCACGACGGCTGACCCGGTACCGACCACCGCGAGCCCTACTCCGACCACGGACGGAACGCTGCCGTCCAGTTTTAGCGCCACGGCCGGTGATCAGAAAATCGTCCTGACGTGGGCGAAGCCGGTGAGCGGCACACCGACCGGGTACGTCTACGGCCGAAACGGTGTCGACAGCACCGGTTACGGCGCCTTCACTTCCGAGGTGCAGCCGGTCACCACGCTGAGCGTCACCCTGGACAAGTTGATCAACGGGACGGCGTACACCGTCTTCGTCCAGGCCGTCTACGCCAGCGGGAACAAGCAGGTGTCAACCACCGTCATCCCGGCCGCCGCCGCGACTCCGCCGCCGACCACAACCGCCCCGCCGACCACGACGGTGCCAGCGACCACGACGAGCGCCCCGGTCACCGGCCGGGTCTCCGGACTGCCCTGGTCCTCCGGAGTCTGGGCCGACAACGATCCGACGCTGGAGAACAACTTCACCTCCATCGTCCGGCAGGGCCGCGCGCTCGACAACGTGCTGGTCTACGCCACCCGCAACACCGTTGCGACGGAGAACGCCCCGGCGCAGTGGAAAGCCAGCCTGCCGACCAATTTCAACGGGTTTCGTCAGGACCTTGTCCTCGCGCTGACCACGTGGACCAGTGACGGCGCGTTCATGACGCAGGCGCAAGGTCAAACCATCGGTGCCAGCGTCTGCTCGGTAGACGCCACCACGCCGATCGTCCGGCTCGACTGGGAGATGAACCTCTCGGACGGCGCCGGATCCAACGGCGCCGCGTTGACGGCGGCCAATTACACCGCCTGGGTCGCCCGGTTCAAGGCGGTCGCCACCGGCCTGAAAGCGGGCTGCCCCGGCCTGCGGGTCGACTTCAACCCGAACGAAGGCGGGGACCAGACCACCGGTTGCAGCAGCGGCACGTATGCGGCGCCGAACTACTGCTCGCGCCGGGCGTTCCAGGCGGTCAAGGCGAACGTCGACATCTTCGGGGTCGACACCTACGACGCCTGGCCGCCGGTGACGTCGTCCGGCTCCGGCTGGAACTCGCACCTGACGGCCTTCAACCGGCTGGACGAATCCCGCACCTACGCGCTGGCCAACGGCAAGAAGTGGTCAGTACCGGAGTGGGGCGTGGCGTGCAGTGTGTCCGGCTGCCAGTGGCAGGGCAACGCGGGCGGTGACGATGCCGAGTACGTCAAGCGGTACATCGCCTACTTCGCCCTGCACGCTGGCGATCTGGCGTACGAGACCTACTTCGATGACCCGAACAGTTACATCGTCTCGGATCTGATTTCCAACAACCCGCTCACGCGGGCGCAGTACTTCGCCAGCCTCGGGCTGGCGGCGGCCTAGTAGACTCGCCGCAGTGAGTGTCAACGCTCTCTGTCACTCGGCCGAACGCATAACGATCACACCTAGGAGTTGAAGTGGCAGAGAGGTCAAGTATCACTCAGGCGGCGCAGATTGGCGTGGAGACCACGCCGGGCACCGCCGTCGCCGCCAACAAGCGGCTCGGGTCGATGGGGTTCGAGATCGGGCCTTCGATCGACGTCAACGCCCTGAAGCCCGACGGCCAGAAATACGCCAACGCGCAGATCGTCGGCAAGGAGTGGGTCGAGGGCAAGTTGTCGGGGATGCCCGTCTACCCGGAACTGCCATACGCGCTGTCCTCGGTAATCAACTCGCCGGTGGTCACCGGGATCACGGACGGCGCCACGCCGACCGGGGCCACGAAGTGGGCTTTCGACTCGGCCAACTTCAACGACGACACCCCGAAGACCTTCACCATCGAGCAGGGCTCCTCGTTCCGTGCGCACCGCGCGGCCGGGATGATCTTCCAGGAGTACTCCTGGAAGTGGAGCCGGGACAAGATCGAACTCGGTGGGAAGGTCTTCGGGAAGTCTCTCCAGGACGGCGTCACCCTCACCGCGAGCCCGACCATCCTGGCCCAGTTGCCGGTCCGGCCGTCCGAACTGTCCTTCTACATGGACTCCACGGCGGCGTCGCTGGGCACCACCAAGATGCTCCGGACGCTGAAAGGTGAACTGACGATCGGAGATCGGTACGACCCACTATGGGTCGTGGACGCGGCTCAGACCTCGTTCGTGGCCACGGTGGAGACCGAGCCGACGATCGAGATGAAGGTGACGCAGGAGGCCGACGCCCAGGGCATGGCCAGCCTGGTCGCGCTGCGGGCCGGTTCCACCGTGTTCATGCGGCTGGAAGGCGTTGGCCCGAACATCTACACCGGCACCGGCGGAACCCCGCTGATCGTCAACCACAAGGTCACCCTGGACGTGGCCGGTCAGATCACCGACGTGGGCACCATGAGCGACGAGGACGGAGTCTTCGCCGTGGAGTGGACCTTCAGTGGCGTCTACGATCCGACGTGGGCCAAGGCGTTCCACGCGGAGGTCGTGACCACGACCGCTACGCTCTGATCCGTCAACAACTCCTCGTCGGCAAGGAAGAACCATGCGGATCAATGAAGCACTCGGTGACCCGAAAGACCTGAAGATCGAGTTCGACGGTGGGGGCGTGCTGAATGTTCAGTACCGGCCCCCGAACTGGACGCCCCGTGAGATCGAGGCGATGAAGGCGGACGAGAAGAACATCCGCCGGGTCGTCGCGCAGATGCAGGGTCTGCTGGTGGCCTGGGATCTCACGGGGAACAGCGGCGAGCCGATCGACATCGCGGACGCCGAGGCCATGATGGACGTCCCGATCTCGATCTACAACAAGATCACGACCGCGATCCGGGAGGACAACTCGCCGGGGGAAGCCTGAAGGCCCTCCGCCGGTGGGCGGCCACCGACGGCACGATGGGTGAGGTGCCCATGTGGTTCTCGCTGATCCAGGCGGCACGTTACCTCGGCGTGCCGCCCTGGGATCTGGCCGAGAAGCCAGTCGTGTGGATGCGGTGGGCCTTGGCAGCGCAAGGAGTCGAAAATGGCCACGGGATAACGAGAACGAAGGTGTAGCAGGATGCCGACAGTCGCTGAACTCGACGTTCAGATCAACGCTAAAGACGACGCGACTGAGACGATCCTGCGCCTGGACGCACTGATCCGGGAACTGGAGGGGCAGAACCCCGAGGTCGACATCGACGCGGACACGTCCGAGGCCCAGGCCGCGATCGACGAACTGGAAGCCGAACTCGAAGCCCTCGGTAACGAGGACGTGGAAGTCGACGCCGATATCGAACCGGCCGAAGCGGCGCTGGACGAACTCCGGCAGGAACTCAACGACCTGTCGGACGAAGAAGTCGACATCGACCTGAACACCGATGAGGCGCGGGCCGCGCTCGATGAGATCGAGCAGGAACTCAACGACCTGTCGGACGAGACCGTTGAGGTCGACGTCGACACCGGCGAGGCCACGGCGGAGATCGATGATCTACGTGAGAATCTCGACGAACTCAACGATGTGGACGTTGAGGTCGACGTCGACACGGCGGCGGCTGAGGCTGATGTCGCGGCGCTGGACGAGGAAGTCAATCGCCTCGGCGAAGAGGACGTGGTGATCGACGTCGACTTCGACGCGGCTGCCGCCATCGCCCGTCTCCAGGCCGAGATCGATCGGGTGCGGGCCGAAAGCATCGACATCGACGTGGATATCAACCGGGGGCCGATCGATGAGGCCGAGCAGTCCATGGACCGGCTCGGCACGACGTCGAACCGGGCGTCAGGCAACATGCGCGGGCTGGTCGCCGCCGTTCTGCTGCTGGCCCCGGCGCTGATCCCGATCGGTGCGGTCGCGGTCGGTGGGATCGCCGCGCTCGCCGCCGAACTTACCGTCGCGGGCGTGGCGGCCGGACTGTTCGGCGCCGTTGCAGTGTCGGTCTTCTCGCCGGTCACTCAGGCGCTGACCAAGATGAAGGCCGCGCAGTTGCAGTACAACCAGGCCACCACCGACGCGCAACGGGACGCCGCGCTGACCAAGTTGAAGGGGATCATGGATTCCCTTACCCCGGCGCAGCAGCAGATGGTGAAGTCGATCCAGGCGTTTCAGGCGGCCTGGCACACGTTCGCGGCCCAGTTCCAGCCGGAGATCTTCCAGATCGCGCAGGAAGGGCTACGCGGCCTCGGCGGGCTCCTGCCGTCGCTGGCCCCGATCGTGAAAGGCGCGGCCGACGCCTTCCTGGACCTGGAGCGCTCGGCGGTGTCCGCGCTGACCGGCCCGTTCTGGCAGGGGTTCATCAGCATGGTCGGCAGCCAGGCGAAGCCGATGCTGGAGTCGCTGGGCCGCTCGATCGGCAACCTTCTGAAGGCGTTCGCCGGTCTGGTGAGTGGCTTCATGCCGCTGTCCGTCTCGTTCTCCGGCGGGCTGGAGGCTATGACGGCCAGGTTCGCCGAGTGGGCCACGAACCTGGCCACGAACACGTCGTTCCAGGACTTCGTGCAGTACATCCGTGACCAGACCCCGGCCGTGCTCGCGCTGATCGGGGCGTTCGCCCAGGGGTTCGTCTCCCTCGTCCGGGCGCTGGCGCCGGTCGGTGAGGGGATCGTCTTCGTCGTCTCCCGGATCTTCGATCTCATCAAGGTGGCGTCCGACATCGCGCCCCACCTGGTGGCCATAGCGTTCCTGTCGACCGGGCTCGCGGCGGCGTTCCTCGCCGTGGTGGGCCCCATCACGGCGGTCATCGGCCTGGTCGAGTCGATCGCGGTCGCGTTCGGTGTGGCGGAAGTCGGCGCCGGACTGTTCGCCTCGACTCTGGCGCTCATCACCTCGCCCATCACCCTGGTGGTGCTCGCGGTGGTCGCCCTGGCGGCAGCGATTATCTACGCCTACGGTCATTTTCAGACGTTCCGTACCGTCGTGGACGCGGTCGCCGGTGCGGTCCTGGCGTTCGCATCCACCGTCTTCACCGCGATCGTCGGCGGGCTGGGGGCGGTCGCTGCCTGGCTGAGCAGCACGTTCGGCCCGGTGGTCGCCACCGTGGTCGGCTTCGTCATCGAGCAGTTCAACCAGATCCGGGACTGGGCCAGCAAGAACGCGGGCACCTTCCAGGCCGCCTGGAACAACATCGTCACGTTCTTCTCCGCCGCCTGGACGGTCATATCGGCCATCTTCCAGGCCGGGCTGGCGTTCATCACGGGCCTGTGGAGCACGATCTGGCCCGGGATGCTGATCATCCTTCAGGGCGTCTGGGACGCCATCAAGGCGGTGATCTCCGGGGCGATCCTGATCATCGAGGGGATCATCACCTTCTTCGGCGCCCTGCTGGCCGGTGACTGGTCCGCGATGTGGAACGGGATCGTCCTGATCCTCCAGGGCGTCTGGACGATCATCTTCGGCCTGCTGCGCGCCGCCGTGGAGGTCGTCATCGGTATCGTCGTGGCCTTCGGCGCCGTGCTGCTTCAGGTCTGGGCCGCCATGTGGGCCGGGCTGGAAACCGCCGCACAGACCGCCTGGTCTCTCATCACTTCTGGCGTCACGGCGGCGTGGAACCTGATCACGAGCATCTTCACCGGTGCGGTCAACGCGATCCAGGCCGGGATCAATGCTTTCTGGGCCGCAGTGATCGCCATTTTCGTCGCCGGATGGAACGCGGTCGTGGCCGGGTTGACGGCGGCCTGGAAGACGATCGTCTCGCTGAGCAAGGCTACGTGGGATGCCATCGTCGCCCTGCTGAAAGCCGCCTGGTCGCTCATCGTTTCCGGGCTGACGGCGGCGGCCGACACCTGGAAGTCGATCCTGTCGAGCGCCTGGGCCGCTATCAGGGCGATTTTCACCGCCGCGCTGAACGCGATCGTGGCCGGGGTGAGTTCGGCCTGGTCCACCATGCGCAGCCTCATCTCGGCCGCGATGTCAGCGATCCACTCGGTGATCAGTTCGACCTGGAATGCGATTCACTCGACGTTCACCAGCGTTCTGTCCAGCATCGTCAGCGCTGTCCGCAGCGGTTGGTCGAACATGGTGTCGGCGGTGCGGACCGGGATGAGCAACATCGTGTCGGCCGTGAAATCTGGCTTCTCCAGTACCGTCTCGGCGGTCTCCTCTGGGATCGGCCGGATGGTTTCAGCGATTACCGGCTCGGCGGGCCGCTTCCTGTCGGCAGGCCGGGCGCTGATGGAGGATTTCGCCAAGGGGATTCTGTCCGGGCTGGGCTCGGCACTGGACGCCGTGAAAGGCGCGGTCAAAAAGATCACCGACCTGCTGCCAGGCTCGCCCGCCGTGACCGGCCCATTGTCCGGGCAGGGCTGGACGCAGATCCGTGGCCAGCACTTCAGTGAGGACCTGGCCGCCGGTATCGCCAACTCGACTCCGGCCATCGCCACAGCGGCCAAGGACATCGCTGACCTGATGACCCTCCAGTTGAACGGTTCGGCGGCGTTCGATCAGATCGCCAACGCCGGGCTGAGCAGCGTCCGGCCAGCCAGCGGGGCCGGGGCGGCTACCATTCAGGTAGCCTCCGGAGCGGTCCAGGTCACTGTGGGCGACAACGCCTCCGCTGTCCAGGTGCAGGCGGCCATCTCGGGCGCTGGTGACCAACTGGCAGACAAGTTGCTGAACGCAATTCAGCGGAGGTAGGAGGACGACGTGGCCACCAAGATCACGGATGGCAACCACGGCGACTCGCTCCAGGGCTCCCCGGAGAAACGGCTCGACCTCGCCCCGGACGGGTCGATGTGGGCCTGCATCGTGGCGGCCGGAACGGTCGGCATGGCGAAGTTCTTCCGCTCGGTGGACGGCGGCAACTCGTGGGCCTACGCCGGGACGAGTGACCTGGGCCTAAATCAGCCAACCGCCGTGCCGTCGTTCTTCATCGACGCGGACGGTTACGCGCACCTCTCGTGGATCGTCTGGTCCAACAACCCCCAGGTGGTCATCTACGCCCGGGGCACGCCGACCGGTACCAGCACGACGTCGCCAGGCTGGTCCTGGACCACGCTGACGATCTCCCCGGCGGCGGGGCGGCTCGGTGTCGAGTCCGACGTCGTGGCGTTCCGCAACGGCACCGGCTGGGTCGCGTTCGTCGAGTTCACCCAGGGCCCCACGGGTGGCTCACAGGTCTCACGGGTGGCCGTCAGTGCCTCGGGTGCCCTGAGCGTCGTCACGACCGCCACCGGCCCGTCCAGCGGGCTTCAGGCCAATCAGTACGGCACCCTGGAGTTCGCGCACAACGGTGACGGCCGGACGCCGTCCGCCGCCCCTCACATCTTCTTCACCACCGGCGTGCAGGCCAGTAGCGCCCCGATCCGGCTCAACCGGGCGGTCTACTCCGGCGGCACCTGGACCTGGGACGCGCCGGTCACTGTCGACACCGGCGACCTGGTGAACACCGCGCTGGCGTCCGTCTGGGACGGCTCCCGGCTGATGGTGGCCTACAGCAAGACGTCGGCCACGATCAACGTCTACGAATGGGACGGCGTCGCGGCACCCACCGCACGCAACCCTCCGGCCGCGCCCGGCGGGACCGGCAACGTGCTGGGCCTGTCGCTGTCGTGCGACCCGACCACCGGTGACGTCTACCTGGCCTACTACGACGCCACGGACGGCGATATCCGCTGGTCGAAGTTCACCCGCGCCACGACAACCTGGTCGGCCTGGGCCGTCGCGGTATCGCAGGCCCCGCCGAGCACCGGCGACGATGGCAAGATCCAATTGGTCCGGCACCCGAGCCGTGACAGCGTGGACATGATCTACGCCCAGGGCGGCGGCACGACGTGGCAGATCTACTACCAGCAGTTGGTCGCGCTCGTGCGCGCCCCGAGCGCTCCGGTGCTGGTCTCCCCCGCGTCGGGGGCGAGCGCCGACCTCGCGGTCGGCCAGGTCTTCTCCTGGACCTACAACCCGGTCTCCCCCGGGGACACCCAGCAGGCGTGGGCTTTCCGGCGGATCTACTCCAGCACCACCGAGTACTGGAACGTCAGCACGCAGGCGTGGCAGGCCGGGGTCGTCTACAACACGACCGTACCGGCCACGCCGACGCAGGCCATCTTCCCGGCCGGGAAGTGGACGACCGGCACCACGTACGTGTGGTCGGTCAGCACCAAATCGTCCACCGGCTCGAACAGCGCCTTCGCCACGGGGCGCACCGTGGTCGCCACCACGGCCCCGGCCGTCACGCCGACGTCGCCCTCCGGGCTGGTGTTCGGTGACTCCACCCCGCTGGTCGGCTGGACGTACACCAGCCTGGACGCGCAGCGGGACTACCAGGTGAAGATCATCCTTGAGCAGGCCAGCATCGACCCCGACGTCACCACGGCGACGTGGGATTCCGGCGTGGTGTCTTCGGCCATCGCCCGCTCCACCCGCACTGGCGTCCCGCTGACCAACGGGGCGACGTACCGGGCGTACGTCCGCTCGACCAGCGCGACCGGAGTGCAGTCGGCCTGGGTCTACACCCAGTTCTCGATCTCGATCACGCCGCCGTCCGGCCCGCTGATCGAGACGATCGACGGTGTCGACTTCCTGACCCAGGCCCCGTTCACCCAGTTGAGCATCCTGGCCCAGTCGTCGTTCCTGACGACAGCGCAGAACGACGGTTCGGACGGCTGGGAGAACGACGCTAATTCGACTGTCGTGCAGCAGGTTTCGGACTCGGTCAACCAGTTGTACCAGGGCGTGAAGATCACCTCCGTGGCGGCGGGGCTCGTCGGCGTGCGGACGAAGCCGGGCTCGCCCCCGCTGGCACCGTACGGTCAGGTCCAGCCGAACGGGCCGCTGTCGTTCCCCGTGGTGGCGGGGGTCGCGTACACCGCGCTCTCCTCGCTGCGCTGTGCGTCGGCCAGCCGGTCGGCGCGAGTGAGGATCCGCTGGTACGACGCCGACGATGGCACCGGCACGCTGATCAGCGAGTCGGTCGGCAACCAGTTCACCATCAATTCGACGTTCTACGTCCAGGCGTTCGTCACCGACGTGGCGCCGGTCGGCGCCGTGCTGGCCCGCGTCGTGTTCGAGATCCTGGGCGCGACGGCCGGTGGAGAGATCTTCTACAGCGCGTTCCCCTCGTTCCACCCAGGCCGGACCGTGGCCTGGCAGCCAGGCGGCTACTCCGCTACGCAGACGGTACGGGTGGAGCGCTCGGACGACGGCGGGCTGACCTGGACCCAGATCCTGGACCGGGTGAAGCCGACCCTGGCGCAGCAGGCCAGTGCGATCGACCGGTACATGCCGTTCAACACGGAAGTCTCCTACCGGGGTTTCACCGACGTGGACGCCGGTGGCGGCTCCGCCGTGGAGAGCGCCGTCAGCCTGGTCGCCACGCTGACGATCGATGCCGACCGCTGGGGGATCCGGGACCTGAGCGTGCCGGACAACGAGTTGTACGCCCTGGTGACCAACCACCACCGGATCGACGACGAGCAGTCCAGCATCAGCCACCCTTCGGGACGCGAGTACCCGATCGTGGATACCGAGGGCGAGCAGGCCGCGACCGGCACCATCACGATCTTCACCTACGCGACCGACATCGAGGCGGTCGTCTCCGTGCTGCGCTCCACGTCGATCTTCATCGTCCAGCAGCCGAACGGGAAGACCTTCAAGGCGCGGCTCATCCGGAGGCAGTACAACGTGTACCAGCAGCGGCACCGCCAGATCGACGTCGACTATGTCGAAGTGATCTGATATGTGGGCGGTTTCGGAACTCTACAAGGAACAGTTGCTCTCGAACTCGCGCCGGTGGAAGACGTACATCGAGGTGATTTTCGGCAACGAGATCGTCACCGCGCTGGACGTCATCGTGCAGGGGTACGTCAGCCTGGACAACGTCGCGGTCCGGCGGGAAGCCCACTTCACCCTGGTGGACGCGGACGGTGTGCTGACGCCGAGCCAGGCCACTGACCTGCTGGCGCCGAAAGGTACCGAGATCCGTATCTACCGGGGGCTTTACATCCCGAGCATCGGTGACTACGAGTACGTCCCGATGGGCGTGTTCGGTCTGGTCTCCCCGGCGACGCGGGCGAACGAGGCCGGGACCAAGATCGAGGTCAAGGGATTCGACCGGCTCGACCACCTGCGGGCGCTTCAGTTCGAGACCCCGTTCGTCATCCCGGCCGGAACGCTGGCTTCGACCGGCCTGGCGATGATCATGGCGGACCGGCTGCCCACCGTTCCGGTCCGGGTCACGCCTTCGGCATACGTGCTCAGCGAAACCATTCTGCCGCAACTGTCTTCCCCATGGGACGGGATCTCCGACATCTGCAAGGCGACGAACATGGTGTTCTACTTCGACCCGCTGGGGACGGCGGTCATCGAGCCGTTCACCGAGGAGCGCACCGGAATCACCTACGCGACGGGGCCGAACGGCCTGCTGATCTCCAGTGAGCAGACGTGGGACAACACCGACGTCAACTCCGGGGTCATCGTGAAAGGCGCCAACCCGGACCACACCTCGTTCGCCGTGGCCGTCTGGGACGTCAACCCGGCCAGCCCGACGTACTCCCTGGGGCCGTTCGGCCGCCGTCCGTACGGGTACTACAGCGAGTTCATCACGACGTCCGCGCAGGCTCTCGACATCGCCAACGGCCTGTTCCCCCGGGTCACCAACATGCCGCAGAGGGTCGAGATCTTCACGCGCGGCGGGCCGCAGCACGACGTCGGGGACGTGATCACCATCATCGATCCCCGGACCAAGATCAACGCCGATTACCTGATCAAGTCCGGCACCATTCCGATCATCAACACCCAAGGTGATCACGTCCGGCTGCTCTGCCAGCAGATCGGCCTGGGAGGCTTCACCAGCAATGGCTGACTCATCGGCGAACGCCACCGCGATCGAGAAACTGGCCGACCAGTTGTCGACGTCGGGAGATCGCCCGCTGACCATGCGATTCGCCACCATCACGGCAGTGGACGCGGGGGCGGGCGGCAAGGTGCAGACGTCGGAGACCGGTACCGGCTGGGTGTCGCGCTCCGAAGACACCTTCCTCCATGTTGGTGACCGTGTGTGGTTGCTTCAATACTCATCAGTATGGATCGTCGGGGGTCGGCTGTCCGGCGAGTCGAGCGCCAACCCGATCGGGGCCATCATGCCGTTCGCTGGCTCCACGGCGCCTGCCGGGTGGGCCGTCTGCGACGGTTCAGCGATCAGCCGGACGGACTACCCGGTCGCGTTCGCCACGATGGGAACCGCGTACGGGACCGGCGACGGGTCAACCACTTTCAACCTGCCGGACCTGCGAGGCAAGTTCCCGCTCGGCGTGTCGGCCAGCCACGCGCAGGCCACCACCGGCGGGGCCGAGACCGCCACGCTGACCGTGGCCAACCTGCCCGCCCATGATCACGGAGGGGTGGGCGACCATACGCACACTGTGCAGTCGTACGTCACGGACAACCGCTCGAAGACGGCTGACCTGTTCGGCACGCTCCTGCCGACCCCGTCCGGCTCGAACACCTCCAGCGCGAACGGCGGGCACACTCACTCATCTGTGGGGTCCGGCACGGCGCACAACAACATGCCGCCCTACCTTTCGCTGCCGTACATCGTGCGAATCCTGTGAACTGGAGCCTCTTTTGATTACCGCCCGCGCCCGTCTGCAACGGAAGATCCTGCTGATGACGTTCCCCCGGAACCTTGCCGAGTTCCCTCTGGAGAGCGGCATGACGGCATGGGGTCTCTACATCGCCGTCGAGGTGATTCTGGGGCAGCCGCCGAGCAGTTCGCTGAGGGGCCTGCCCCCGGCGGTCATGATGGGGCTGGGCGTCCTGATGCTGATCGCCGGGGTTTCGGTGATGAGCGGGATCTTCTGGAAGAAGCGGTACCGAACCGTTGCCCGTGGGATGTATCTGTTCTCAGCCACAATGGTCGCGTACGCGGCCACCGTGGTCGGGACGTCGGGCTGGAGCCGGGGCGGAGCAGTCGCCGGGCTCCTCGCAATGCTGTCGGCCGTCTGCCTCCTGAGGGGGTGGTGGCTTAAGGATCGCGAGTCGGCGTTGGTCAAGGAGATGGAACGGACCTCGGGAACAACTGATGCCTAATTCGACGCCAGACCCCTGGGTCGCTATCGCCACCGTCCTCATGACCGGTGGTGGCGCCAAGTACGCCTACGAGACCTATAAGGACTGGAAGAACCGCCCGCCCAAGGAGATCACGCAAAATACTTTCGTGGACGCCTCGATCGCCACGATCGCGCGGGCCCGGGACGAACTCGCGGAGGATAACGCCCGGCTGAGGACGACTCTCGCGGAGGAGCGGGCCCAGTTCAATGCCGAGCGCCAGCGGTACATAAGCGACATCAATCGTCTGGAAGCGCAAATTCGGGCAGAGCGGGACGATTTTGCCCGGCGATACGAGTCATTATTGGAACAGGTGCGCCATCTGAAGGAGCGCCCGAGCCTAGGAGACCACACACCATGAGCACCCAGCCGAGCGAGGAAGTGACAGACCCGGACGACACCGCCGTCGAGCCGGATGACTACGCCGACCCCGACGAGTTCCCTGAAGGGGTGGATGACTGATGACCGATCACAGCCAGAACGGGTGGCCGGTCGTCGCTCGTGCCGACATCGCCACCTTCATCGTGCCCGGCGCCACCACCGTGAAGTTGCCGATCCTGCCCGGCGACGTCGCCACCGTGCTGATCTACGTCGCGGACGAGTTCAACAAGACCGTTGAGCGCCTGGTCGTCCCCGGTTGCTGGGGCTACGCGGCCCGCACGATCCGGGGCAGTTCCACGGCCATCTCCAACCACGCCAGCGGTACGGCGATCGATCTGAACGCCCCCCAGCACCCGCTGGCGGCCCGGGGCACGTTCACCACGAAACAGGTCGCGGCGATCGACAAGATCCTCGACTTCTGCGACGGTGTGGTCCGCTGGGGCGGGCACTACACCTCCCGCAAGGACGAGATGCACTTCGAGATCAACGCGGGTAAGGCAGCGGTCGCCGCGCTGGCCAAGAAGATCCGCGTGGCCCGTGAAGCGAAGACCCCGACGAAGTCGATCTCGTTCGTGCTGGTGCCCGGTACGTCCCATCACCGCTCGACCATCCTGCTCCAGAAGACGCTGAACGCGGTGGCCAAGGCACGGCTGACCGCAGACGGCGACTTCGGCCCGAAGACGACGGCTGCGGTGCAGTCGTTCAAGTTGCACTCACCATCCCCCGCGCTGCGGGCGGATCACAGGAATCCCGCCGTGGGCCCGCTCACCTGCAAGGCCCTCGGCATCAAGTGGACCGGCTGAGCCGGGCGACGTAGGAGTAAGCAATGGATTACGCAGCGAAAGCAATTCAGTACGCGCTCATCGCCGTCCTGGGCTCCACTGGGGCCGCCGCGCTCATCGCCGGGGACTTTACCCGGCCGGTGGTCATCGGCGCCGTGGTGACGTTCCTGGGCGCGCTGGCGGTGTACTTCAAGGCCAACACCGTCACCCAGCCCAACGCCAAGGAGGCCATCGCCATCTTCACGGCGGTCGTGCTGGCCGTAGTGGACGCCTGGACGGACGGCGTGATCTCCCCTGCGGAGCGGGCGGCCATCCTGATCGCGTTCGTCGGCGCCATCCAGGTCGGCACCGTGGCCAACGTGGCTGACCACTACGGCGTTCGGGTGCTCGGGCACACCGCAACCCGGTAACCGAGCGTGACGAAGGGGCCAGGGATTTTTCGATCCTGGCCCCTTTCGCATTTCTCCCTGCCGTCGCAGTGGGTAGCGGACTGCCTCCGCGGCGTAGCGGGTGCGCCGCTGGCGCCGTCCGGCTAGGGAAGTTTTCTCCCTGCCAGGGATTTTTTTCGTGCTCAGAGGGTCTCTAGGGACTCCAGAAACTATTTGCTCCTATGTGCCCATAGAGCCTGTGTTTTGAATTTCCCTGTCCCTGCCAAAAAATCCCTGGTTCCGCGCCCTGTGACGGTTACGCACCGCGTACGGCGGGTTGACAACGGCCTGACTACACGTGTTATGTTGATAGCCCACTAGCGAGAGGGGTTAAGCCATGACCCACGTGCAGGCTCTCCAGGCCGCCACCGAGTTGGCCGCCACCGGCGATTTCACGCCGAACAGCACTCTGAACAAGGCCCGCGCGCTGCTGCTGCTCGGGATCAGCCTCGTTCTGATCTGGATCACGCTCGCAGCGCTCGCCGGGCACGCCCGCAAGGGCAACACCCGCAAGATCTTCGACATCGTCGGCGCCACCCTGCTCGCGCTCATCCCCGGCGCGATCGGGATCGCCGGTACCGGCCTGGCCTTCGCCGCCGCGTTCCTCGGCTGGTCCGTCCCCTTCCTGAGCAAGTGAGCGACCTGAAGTACCACCTCAGCCACTTCCGCCGGGAGGTGGAAGGCAACTACATCGACGACGTCACCCTGACGTTCAGCGAGGGCGGCCCGGAACGAGACCGGCCGTCCCTCCCCAGGCGTGTCCCGGCCAGCGTCCTGCCGGACGGGATCGCGGACGCGCTGAAGGCGCATTTCTTCGCCGAGCCGATCGCCACGGTGTGGACGCTGTCCAACGTGGAGGTCGACCACCTCGTCAGCCACGGGCTCATGAACCTGGAGATCCGATTCGCCCGGATCGGGGCGCCAGCGCTCAACCGGCCGCTCACGAGCGGTTCAGCGCTCGACGCCTTCCAGCAGGTGCTCACGTCGGCCGGGTTCGGCCCGGAGCCGTCGCGCGACGGGCAGCCGGAGTGAGGCCCGTGCTGTTCGTGGCGGGGGTGCTGGCCGGTGCCGTGCTGGCCGGGCTCGTCGCGGTGGAGGCGTTCGATCGGTGGTTGTGGCGGTGATCCAGCGCAGCGAGGACGCCTCGCGCAATCTGCGCTCGCCGTGGCTGGGGCCGACCGGTGCGTGGCGCTGGCCGTTCGACGCGACGTACACCGAGTGGGCGATCGGCCTGCTGTCGGTGCCGGTGCTGTTCGCCCTGCTGTGGCTGGTGGTCCCGGTAGGCGGCATCGTCGGCCTCAGCGCGGCCCTGTTCGGCCGCTGGGCGGCCAACGGGATGGCCCTGGACCACTTGGCCCGCCTGACCTTCTCCAGGCCCGCAGCGGCCCGCAGGCGGGGCCAGGTGGTCATCGCTGGGGTGGCGGTGCTGTTCGGCCTCGTGATCGTCCCGAATCCGGCGAAGTGGATCTTCCCGTCGCCGTTCTGGGCCGCCGGGCCGCTGGCCGTGCTGGTCGCGTTCCTGCTGGTGCGCCAGGCCCGCCCGTTCATCGACGGGAACCGGCCGGTGACCTTCTGGCTGCGCACGCTGCCGGAGCAGTGGCGCGGTGTCGCCCCGCTGCGGACCCCCCTCGCCGTGGAGGTCCTTCCCCTCGTTCTCGACACGGAGCAGGCCGACCAGGTCCTGCTCGACTTCATGGCCAGCCTGAACGACTACGACCCGGAGGACATCATGGTGATCAAGTACAGGGAACGCAGGCCCGTGGTGGAGGCGATGCTGTTCGACTCCACTGCACGCGACGAGCGCCTCGGCCAGCACGTGCTGGTGTGGTTGCGTGACCGGGGGGCCAGCGTGCAGGTCACGCGCGTGCAGATGAAGCGCGTGCTGCACGCGGACGGCACGGGCACGGAGGTGCTCGTGCGTGCAGCGGTCACGGCCAACGGCGTGCCGCTCGAAGACGGCACGGTCGTCGTGTTCAACACCGAGACCGGGAGCGTGTTCTGCGTGCAGCGCTCGGAGTTCGGTCAGGCGTACGAAGCCATGGTGTCCGTTGCCGAAGAGGCCGCTGTCCGGCAGGGGGAGATCGATGATCTGGCGTAAGGCGAAAGCCGACCTTTCGGCTCCGATGCACGCTCAGATCGCCCCGGGTGTCCGGCAGATCGTCTCCAATCTGGTGGTGGCCAGCGACGGCCGGGTCTGGGCCGGGTACCGGATCGGGGCGTCCCGCTGGGACTTCATGCCTCTGGAGGCCCGTAGCGGGCTCATTGAGGCGTCGGCCGACGTCTGGGCCGAACTGGCGGGCCGGGACTTCAGGGAGCGCGTCACGAACCGCCCGCACCCCGTTGCGGCCTGGGCCGCCGACCTGGACCGGCGCACCCCGGCTCCCGTACCGGATGTGGACGGGGAGACCTGGGACGACTACCTGGTGCGGATGCAGCGGCGGATCGGGGCGTCCGGCATGGAAGACAAGATCGTCTTCCGCTGGTTCACGGTCGGCACGGTGGAGCCCGGCCGTGACGTGCGGGGCGAGATCCTCACGCACGCACGCACGGGCACGCCCGTGTCGGCGGAGGTCGGCACGCTTCTGGCGGAGGAGAAGCGTGTGCATGACGCCGTGACCGGGTGGCGTGCCGTACGCATGACCGAGCGCGAGCAGGGCTGGATCCACGAGCGCTCGCTGGCCCCCGGAATGCCCGCCCCCATGCGTGCAGCCGAGACCGGCTGGGACGTGCGTGACCTTCCCGAGTTGTCCAACGACGTGCGGTGGGCCGAGTCACGCTTCGACCGCACGGTCGAGGTCACGGCATGGCGTGACGGCGTGCAGCAGACCCGGCACGTGCAGGTGCTGACCGCCGCGCGGCTGGCCGACCTGCACTACCCGGAGAACGGGCTGGAGCCGTGGCAGGCGTTCGCCGAGCGTCTGGTCGACTCGGACGGCTCCCCCATCGCCGTGGAGTGGTCGTTGCAGGGCCGGATCCGCTCCGGCGAGGAACTGGCGAAGCAGGCCACCCTCGACCTGAACAAGGCCATCAACATCAACGACACCTACCGGCTGTTCGACGAACTGCCGCCCGAGTACACCGAGCGGGGTATCTCGCTGGCCAAGGAGATCCGCGACCAGGTCACCACCGGCCAGCCCCGGTACGCGGCCCGGTTCGTCGGGACGATCAACGCGATCATCGTCGGTGAGGAGACGCGCGAGCGGGACGGGCGGGTGGTCAAGTCGGCCGAGCAGTCCTGTGAGGAGCGGGCCGACGCCTTCCGGCGGCTGTACGGCTCCGGCGCGATGCGGATGGATTTCACCGCCGCGCACGGCCAGGCGATGCGACTGCGGGAAACGGTCCCCGGCGAGTCCTACGACACCAGCGGCTACCAGCGTCAGGTCCGGCTGTCCTACCTGGCCGCCGGGATGCCGAACGTGTCCAGCGCCATCGGGGACGGCCGGGGCCCGTACATCGGCTTCACGCTTGGGGCCGCCCGGCGCCCGGTCATGCACGACCCGTGGTACGCCACCGAAGGCCGGGGAGAACTGGGCCGCTCGCAGAACATGTGGGCGGTCGTGTCCACCCTCGGCGGCGGCAAGTCGGTGCTGCTGGAGTCGATCGCCTACCACGGCGCCCGGCGCGGTGGCCGGGTGGTCGCCCGTGACCCGTCCGGCCCGATGATGGCCTTGTGCCAGATGCCGGAACTGCGGGGGATCAGCCGCTCGCTGAACCTGCTCGAAGGCGAGCGCGGCATCTTGAACCCGCCGAGCCTGATCCGCTACGACTCGGATTCGGCGACGTCGGAGGACGAGGCGCTGGCCCAGCGCCGGGCCCTGACGATCGATGTGGCCCGGCGGTGCCTGACCCCCGACCTGTACGGGCACCCCGCCACCTTCGGGGCGCTGCGCCGGGCGGCTGGCCTGACCCGCTGGACGCAGTACGCGACGATGTGGGACCTGATCAACGGGCTGGAGACCCTGGGCGACGAGCACGCCGACCAGGTCTCGGCCGCGCTGCGGGACGCTGCCGACATGCCGCTGTTCCGCCTGCTGTTCCCCCCGGAGAAGTCGACCGACGACTTTTCTCCGGCGTCATACTCCGGTCTGACCGTGATCTCGACCCCCGGGATCCGCCGGGCGCCGGACTCCTCGGACCGGGTCGACTGGACGGCGACGGAGCACGCCGCCGACCCGATCCTCCTTTTGACGTCGCTCTACACGGACCGGCTGCTGTTCAGCAAGCCGCGCCACGAACGGGCCATCGGCATTTTCGACGAAGCCGAGGACCTGCTCGACACTGGAACGGGGCGCGGGCAACTGAACCGTCTGGGCCGTGACCACTCCAAGTGGAACATCGCGGTGTACCTCGGGCTGAAAAACGTCACCGACGAGATGATGGGTGGCGAACTGCGCAACTTCCTGGCCGGTGCGTTCGTCGGCCGGATGGCCAACCCGGAACCAGCCGAGGCGATGCTGTCGATCCTCCACATCGAGGACAAGTCGTATGCCCGTGTGCTGATGGAACTTTCGACCCGACGCCCCGGCGAGTTCGTCCACCTGGACGCGGACGGGCGAGTCGGCGGCCTGAAAGTCGACGTCGACTATCACCAGGCGCTGCGTAACGTCGTCCTGACCAACCCCACCCCGGCCGGTGCCGAAGGATGGGCCTACCGCGAAGGGGAACTGGTATGAGGATCCTGAAGTCCACCATCGGCCGGATCGCTTCCGGCGTGCTGCTGCTCGCGGTACTGCTCAGCATCGCGCTCGGCTCCCGGGCCCAGGCGGCGGAGCCCCTCGCCGTGGAGAAGGCCCTGCCGGGGGTCTGCCAGCCGTCCGCGCCCGTACCGCAGTTGCCCAGCGTCGGCGTGCCCGGCCTGTTCGCCGACCGGCCCAGTGACCCGCCGGACGTCGGGGAGAAGCCGGTCGACCCCGCGCACCTGTACGAGACCAGCGGCTTCTCCGGAATGTCGCCGTTCACCTACGACCTGGGCTGCTCGATCAACGTGACGAACTGGGGCAAGCACCTGAACGCCTGGGGTGACGAGTCGCTGGCCAGGAAACTGGTCGGCATCGGGCAAGCCTCCACGGCGGCGGCGGACGCCACCAGCCGGTTCGCGTTCGATCCGTCCTGGGTGACGAAACTGCTCGGCACGCTGGCGAACAAGGCCATCACGGTGATCTCCAAGCGGATCCTGCTGCCGTTCCTGGGTCTGGGGCTGCTGTTCTGCACCGTCATGCTGTTCCGGCGCGCCAAGCGCGGCGACACGGCGGGTGTGATGAGCCAGATCACCTGGGTCATGATCGTCCTGCTGATCGGTGGTTTCGTCATCATGGCCCCGACGAAGGTGGCGACCAGCACGCAGGCCGGAGTCGGTGCGGTGACCTCGTCGCTGTACGAAGGCGCCTCCCCGGCCCAGGCCGCGACCGACCGGGCGATGGAGGCCATCCACTACGACGGCTGGCTGCGGCGGACGTTCGGCACCGACGAGTCTGACACCGCCCGCACGTACGGCCCGGCGCTGCTGGCCGCCACCCGGATCACCTGGGCCCAAGCCCAGGCCACCGACCCGGCGCTCGCCAAGGACAAGGCCGATCGCGAGGAACGGATCAAGGATCGCCAGGCGCTGCTGAAAGAGAAGTCGGATGCGTTTAAGAAGATCGCTGGTGAGGTGAAAGATTCCGACCCGGCGGCGTACCGGTGGCTGACCGGTGAGCAGGCCGCCGGGTCGGGCCCGGCGCTGTACGAGATGGCGTTCGCGCTGACGGTGGCGTTCTTCCGGATCTTCGCCAACCTCCTGATGATCATGTGCATCCTGCTGCTGGCCATCCTCGGGATCGTCTGGCTGCTCGCCTCGCCGTGGCTGGTCACTCCGCAGGGGCACCGGACGGGCAAGGGGCTGCTCGACACCACGTCGCAGGCGCTCGGCATCGTGGTGACCGCAGCGATCGGGACCTGGCTCTATACCGTCTACACCGAGGCCGTGATGCAGCCGGGCTGGCCGACGTGGGTGTCTTTCCTGCTGATGGGCCTGGGTGTCTTCATTTTCTGGACGGCGCTGCGGCCCGACCGGAAAGCGCTCGCGCTGATGAGCGCCGGTCGCATACGCGGGCACGGCAGGCTGGTCCGGCACGTGGTCGGCAAGGTCACCGGCATCGGCGCCATGGCCTGGGCCGTCAGCAAGGGCGCCGCCGCCGGGGCGCGGGAGAGCGAGGAGGAGCACGAGGAGCGGATGGAGCGGGTCCGTGACGCCCACGCCCACGTCACGTCTTACCTCACCTCGGCTCAGGCCGCACCCGCCTCCGAGCCCAGCGACGACGAGGGCTCGGAGGCGCCCGGCGCGGTGCTGTACCGGCCGTCCCAGGCCGGTGAGGAGTTCGTTCCGGACCCGGTACCGCCACCGGCCAACACGCAGACCGAGTTCTACACCCGGCCGCTGGACGTGGTCCGTGAGGAATACGCCCGGATGGCCGCCGAGCAGGACCGGGAGGAAGCGCGTAAAGCCGCGCAGAACAGGCACCGTCAGATGTTCGACACCAGCACCAGCGACCCGGAAGGCACGCCATGAACAACAACCGCCAGAGAATCACCATCGCCGCCCTGCTCACCGTGATCGCTGTGCTGGCCGGGTTCAACATCGCCCGGTCGGTCAGCCACCTGCCCGGCCCGAAGACCGAAGCGAGCCCGACCACGACGGCCGGGCCCCGGCCGCCCGTCTACACCCCGCAGACGCCATCGCCGTCCGGCACCGACCCGTTCACCTGGCCCGCCCACGGATCGGCCGTCCCTGACGCCATCAGCGCCGTTGACGGCTGGTTCCGGGGCGTGATGAACGACGACCTGTACTCCCCGCCGGTGCTGGAAGACCTGACGACGAACGAGGCGCCCAAGGATGCCGTGATCACCGGCTCGGCCACCGTGTCGAAAGACGGCCCGACCGAGCAGGAGATCAGCGTACCCACCAACCGGGGCGCGCTGCTCGTCACGATGGACGTCGTCTCCGGCGACTGGCTCTGCACCGGCCTGACGTGGGCGGATTGAAGCGCCTAGCGCTGGCCGGTGCGGCGGCCCTTGCCGTCCTGGCGGTCCTGTTCACGGGCCTGCCGGGCGGCGGCGCTCCGCCGGTTCCATCGCTGGCTCTCGGCGGCGGTCCGGCCAGCCAGGCGTGCTCCATCACGGGGCACGCGGCCAGCGATGGTGCTGCCGTAGCGAAAGCCGCGCTGGCCGCTGGATTTCGCGGAGACAACCTGGTCACTGCTGTGGCCATTGCGCACGCGGAGTCCGGATGGAACGCAAATATCACGAATCTGAACACCAACGGGTCCACGGATTACGGCCTGTGGCAGATCAACTCGGTACACGCGGCCCTTCTGGCGCACGGCGACTGGCACGATCCAGCCTTCAATGCCTCGGTGGCCTTCCAGATATGGACCGATGCGCATGGTTTCTCTCCCTGGGTCACGTTCTGGTCAGGATCGTACCGGCAGTTCATCGGGGCGGCTCAGGAGGCGGTCGACGGGCTCGGTCTGGACTGCAACGCCGTGGCGGACGGAGCGCTGTCCGATCCGGGGAGTGGACCGCAAGGGGGCGACGGCTTACGCCCCCGCGCGGAGAACATCAAAGCCCTGACGCTGAAAGACTGGGGCTGCGCCACGAACCCGCCGCCGTGCATCTCCTCGATCGGTGGGTACGCCTACCGCACGATCGCTGGCACCGGCACGCTGTCCGACCACGCGACCGGAAACGCCGTGGACATCATGCTGGGCAGCGACTACCGATCCGCCGACAAGCACGACCTCGGACAGGAGATAGCGGACTACTGGGCCGCGAACCTGGCCCAGGTCGGTGGGCACTACGTCATCTTCAACAAGCGGATCTTCACCAGCGAGACCGGGCAATGGCGCCCTTACGCCCACCCTTCCGGTGGGCACAGCGACACGCTCGACCACGTCAACCACGTCCACGTCTCAGTGAAGCACTAGGAGCACCCATGGTCGACAAGATGCCCCCACCGCCACACTTCGCGACCCGGCCGATCGAGCAGAGCCCGATGGAACGGCTGTCCGCTGCGGCACTGTCCGTGCTGAAAGCGAAGGCCCGGCTCGCCGTGGCCCAGGCAGAAAAAACAGCCGCCCTCGTGGCGATCCACGAGGGCGGCTGCCCGAAACGTCAGGTGTCCGGCAGGGCGCGCAAGTTCCTGCGGGAGTACGGCTTTACGGAAGCCGAGATTGCCCTGCTGGGTCTGAGTCCGGGCTCAGTCCGGCTGGTACTGGACCCAGCCCGAACACCTCAGCCAGAGAATCCTTCTGAGCGACCGTGAGTTTCGTCTTGGGGAAGGTCGTCTCCAGCCAGGTCAGCGTCTGGTGATGGAGTTCGCGGCGGAGGGTGGCTCGTTCCTGAGCACCCTCCGCCCGCGCGTCGGCCCGCGCCTTGTCCCAGATCTTCTCCATGTTGGGCCGCTCGATCGGCGGCGCCCCGTACTCAGGATGACTGACGGACATGTTCTGTGCTCCCTAGGAATAGCGGGTCGTGGACGTGAGGCAGGTAGCCTTCGCCCTGCTTGGCGCCCGGATCGTGCTTCCTGGCGTGGTATTTCGTGACGGCCCGCAGGCTCTCGGTGCCACCGTCGTCCGGATCGATCTCCGACCACTCGGTGATCCCGTGGCCGATCATCAGGTGCGCGAGCAGGCTACCCGGCTCAGGGTACGACTCCGGCATGGTCCACGAGCCGTCGGCGCGCTGGCGGCCGGACACCACCCCGCCGAGCCGGGTCACGATGACCGACTCGGCGTTCGACATGGCCTCCTCGGCGGAGAAGATCCGCTCCACCAGCGCGTCAGGCCGGGCGTTCGTGAACAGGCTGCCGTCCGGCTTGCGCACCGTCACCGTGTTGGCCACGCGATCCTCGGCCATCACCTCATAGGCGAAACCGCCCAGCCGGAGAATGTCTCCGATCTGGACGGTCGCCCAATGCACCTTGGTCATCCGGCCACCTGGACATCCAGTTCGACGTCAACGACCTTGACCTTGATCGGGTCGGCACCTGAGTTGCGCTGACGGATCTGGGTCATCTTGCTGCGGACGACGGCGGTCGCCTGCTTGATCGCTTCCAGTTCCGCGACCTGCCAGGCCAACTCGCTGGCCATCAGAGCATCACCAGAACCTTGGTGAACGGAACCAGGTTGCGGTTCGGGGCGGTCGACTGGACGAACACGGTGAAGTCCGGGTTCGCCTTGGGAGCCTCGCGGGTGTTCAGGGACGGCAGGCCGATCATTTGCCGGACCTCGTCGCCGGTGCCGACGAACACCTTGCCCGTGGACTTCTGGACGACGGCCAGGCGCTTCTGCGGCTGCACCGTCTCCTTCTTGCTCCACTCGTAGTACACCGTGCCGAGCCTGAAGGTCATGCCGCAGTCTTCCCGGATGAACTTGTCGACCCGGACCTTGTCGCCTTTCTGGACGCCGTCCGGCATGACCGGGATCAGCGAGTACTTGTCCATCGGCAGCGGGGTCAGTGCGGCGGTCACGGTGGCCTTGTTCAGTACCTCTGGGCCGGTGGAGAACAGGGTCTTCGTGGAGCGGATTCCCTTGCTGCGGTTGTCCATCCAGGTGTCGGTCGCCTGCTGGATCCGGCTTCCAGCCCGCACCAGCCCCGCCGTGGATGAAGCGTCCCAGACCTCGATGTTGTCCGCCGGGAAACCCAGCCGGACGGCCCGATCGACAGCCTGGTGGTCCGGCACGAGCGTGGCCAGCGTCGAGTTGTCGGCGAGACCGGCCAGCATGGAGCGCATCTGGCTGGCGTGACGATGACGGCTGGCATTTTCGGCGCCGTCCGTGATGACGTAGGTGAGGAAGGCGTGATCACCGTAGATCGTGCTGGTGGTAGCCAGGTCTTCCTGCGACTTCATCGTGGCCTCGATCAGCGCGGTCATGCCGCCGATCCGGTAGAGGTCGCGGATAGACGGCATCCGCAGCACGTCCTTGTCGAAGATCACGCACTTCACCGTGTCGTCGAAGGTGTAGACGCTGACCCGCACCTCGCGGTCCAGATCCTTGGAACGGCTGGCGAGGTAGGCGATCTGGTTGTCCACGACCTTGATCACGTCGCGGGCCAGGTGACTCATGGAGCCGGAGGCATCGACCACGAGCGCGATGTGGTCGATCTGGTTCTCGGTGCGAGTGGTAGTCATATTCGTGCTCCCTGTGCCTTTTGGGCTCTCGTTGGGTCAGGCTTTCTGCGGGCCGTACAGTGCGTTCAGCACCTTCAACTGGTGCTTGGCGTTCTTGTAAGCATCCTGCTCGTCTTCCGGCAGGTCGCGTGCGGCATACGGCGCAAGGCGGCCGTTGTGCGTCTGGGTCACCAGTTTCTCGTACCAGTCCATCGTCTCATTGAGCACCGACAGTCCGGTCTGGACGACGGCCGGACTGTTGCCGCCGACGAACTCACCCGCATCGGGGTCGTTCATCAGCGTGCGGGTCTGGTAGTCCAGTTGGACGATCGTGCTGGAGCGGATGTCCTGGGCGGCGCTGTGGAAGGTCACGCTTCCCTCCAGGTGGGGTCGGACGGCTCGGGCAGCGCGCCGGACTCGACGCCTTCGCGCAGGATGCGCCGCAAGTTCGCGGCGGAGTCGAAGAAGCCTTCCTTCATCGACCAGCGGATCTCGACCAGGGTCTCGTCAGGGGTCATGCCTTCCTCCAGTAGATGTCGGTGGGCTCGACGCCGGTCTCCTCGACCACGTCATGCAGTTCGCGCATCCGCGCGTCACCTTCGCTGTGGAGACCCTTGGCGCGGGCTTCCTTGACCTGGCGGAGCAACCGGTTGACGCGCTGAAGGGTGGTCATCAGGCGTCCCTCCAGGTGCGGTCGGACGGCTCGAAGCCGCCGAGGCCCACCCAGGTGCGCAGGGCGGCGCGCAGTTCGGCGGCCTCCTCGCTGTCGCTGTTGCTCACGGCGTCTCGCAGCCGTTTCAGGCAGGCGTTCGGGTCCATATGCATCTCCTCGTGTCGTCGTAGGTGCAGTCTAGTTGACAGGTTGACATGACGTCAACTATGGTGTGACCTGCAAGCACTCGACAACGCTCTGTCCACAGGAGGACAACATGGCTATCGGTGGCCGTTACCCCAGCCAGCGCCCCTACGTGGGCACTGAGACCCAGACCGAACTGGTCGACGCGCTCGACCAGCGACTCGGCATCTCCAAGGCCGCTGTCATGCGGTTCGCGATCAACCACACCTTCGGCTTGACCCAGGGTGCGAACGACGGCGAGGTGCCGCGCGGCAAGACCTTTGACGAACTGGTCGCGGCTGGCGTCGCGCTGATGACCGGCGAAGACGTCCCGGAGCCGGTCGAGCAGGACGGTGTCCTCGCGTAGGAAAAGTATGCGCTAGGGATCCCTGGTCGGTCCGGTCGGGTGTATGTTCATCCGACCGGACAAAAGTACGGACCCCCATCACCTGCCGGTTGATGAGGGTCCGCTTGGCTTGTGAGGAGCCGCTGTGAGTAGTATTGACGACCCCACATCTAGTGGTCAAGCCTGGCCCCCACCACGAGACCTGATTATCGGGTGGAGTGGGTCACGTCTTGATCCCCTGAGGAACGAGCAGCACGCCGCGATCGTCCAGGCCCGGCTCACCCTGCTGCCGCGCACCCCGAAAGGCTTCGTCACCGGAGCCTGCATCGGGATCGACTACCGCGTCGGTTTCTGGCTAAGCCAGGTCTTCCCGCACGTGCCGCACCTGATCCTGGTGCCTAGCGGCATCAGCCGGGTCATCCGGTGGTGGGAAAGCGACGCCGTTCCGGACGACACCAAGATCACCGTGCGGTTCATGCCGCCAGGGACGACGTACGCCGACCGCAACCTGGAGATCGTGCGCTGGTCGAACGTGCTCTGTGGCTTCCCGGAGTACCCTGAGGCCCACCCGAAGTCGGCGCGCTCCGGAACCTGGCAGACGATCCGGATGGCCCGCCAGTTCCACTCAGTGGCTCCCTTCGCTTACCCCCTGGAGGGCCAGTGACAGCGTTGCGCATTCCCGAGGTCACAGACGACGCCGATATCATCACCGCCGCAATCGCTTACGCGCGGGCTGGCTGGTACGTGCTTCCCGTCGAGCCCGACACGAAGCGCCCGGCGAAAATCCTCGGGAACAAGTGGCAGCACAAGACGTCCAACGATCCGATGGAGATCGCGGACTGGTTCGCGGGCACCAACCTGATGCTCGCCCTGCACGTCGGCCGGTCCGGCGCCGTGGCACTGGACGTCGACTCGCCGGACGACTTCCCGAAAGATCTTGTTCCGCACCTGCTCTCAGCGCCGTTCCAGTCCACCCGGGACAACGACCCGCGCCGGGGCCACTACATCTTCACCGTCCCGGAAGGGCGCGTCCTCGGCAACGGGCGGGGCGAACTCGGGCAGGCATTCGGTGAGGTGCGCGGCACCAACGGCATCATCGTCGTCGCGCCTTCGGCCCACACCAAGGACCACGGGCGTTACCACTGGGTGCGCACCGGTGAGGTTCCCGTTCTGCCGCCGGAGATCTCATCGAAACTCCCGAACGGCCAGCGGGCCGAAGACGTGGCCGACGACAAGACGGTGGCCGATTTCATCGCGGAGAACAACCACTCCGAGATGGCCCACCTGCTGAAGCCGGTACTGGCCAAGTTCGTGGACGACTGCACCGACGCCCGGGGCTCGCGGCACGAGGCGCTGGTCCGGGCAGCGGTCTGGGGGATGCGCGAGGCCCGCGCCGGGTACTACCCGGCCCAGTCCGTGATCGACGGTCTGTGGCAGGATTTCGAGGCGTACATGGCCGGGGACCGGTTCCCCCGCAACGAGTTCAAGGGGGTCATCGCCTGGGCCGTCTCGCAGGCGCTGGCCACCGATCCGGTCAAGCGCAAGGCTGAGGTGCAGGGGCGGCTCGCAGCCAAGGACGCCGCCCAGAAAGCCAGCGTGCAGACCACGGCGCCGGTGAGCGTGACGACGTCCTGGCAGCCTCCACGGCGGCCTGACGAGTACTTCGGCAAGGAAGGGATCGACGCCGAACTGCTGGCCCGCGACGCGATGGACATGGGCCCGCTGCTGTGGGGACGCGACGGCGGGTTCTGGTCGTACAAGAACGGCGTCTGGAAGTCCGACCCGCACGTCGTCGAGGCCCGCACCGTCCGGCTGCTCGGCCCGCGCTTCCGGGGCAACCACGCCTCCAACGCGGCCACGATGGTCCGGCACTACACCGGCGAGATCAACGTCGAGCCGATCGCGGACTACATGAATTTCACGAACGGGATGCTGGACTGGCGTACCGGGGAACTCATCGACCACGCCCCGCATTTCGGCTCCACCGTGCAGTTCCCGCTCGCCTGGACGGGCGACAAGGACACCCCGCTGTTCGACAAGTTCCTGTCCCAGATCCTCTCCCCCGACTACATCGAGTACACCTGGGAAATGCTCGGCTACATGCTGTTCTCGGGCAACCCGCTTCAGGTGGCGTTCATGCTGCTGGGCAACGGGCGCAACGGGAAAGGCACGCTGATGCGGGTGATCGAGCACATGCTCGGCCCGGCGAACTGCGCCGCCGTGGACCTGGACTCGCTGTCGAACAACCGGTTCGCCGCTGCCAGCCTGTTCGGCCGGATCGCCAACCTGGCCGGGGACATCGACCCCACGTTCCAGGAGAACACCGGCAAGTTCAAGAAACTCACCGGCGGCGACATGCTCGACGCTGAGGAGAAACACCGTCAGTCGTTCCGCTACACGTGCTGGGCCGTACCGATGTTCAGCGCGAACAAGGCCCCGGGTTCGGCCGACACGTCATTCGGCTACCTGCGCCGCTGGAAGATCATCAAGTTCGACCGCCAGATCACCGACTCCGAAGTCGATCCCGATCTGGACGACAAGTTGGCCGCCGAACTCCCGGCCGTCGCCGCCCGCGCCGTGGAGGCGCTCCGGGTCCTGATGGTCCGGCGTAACTTCAAGTCCGAAGGCGAAGTGGCCCAGGGCGAGGCGGATTTCGCTACGAAGATAGACCAGGTTCGGCAGTGGGTCGAAGAGGAATGCACGCTCACCGAAGACCACCGGGAGTTACAGACCACCTGCTACTCGACCTACAAGATGTGGGCCGACCGCAACGGGAACGGCCGCCTGAGAGCCGGGGAGTTCTACTCCCGCCTGGAAAACGCTGGCTTCCATCGGGTGAAGTCGTCCGGAACGTGGTTCGTGGTGGGACTGAAGATCAAGGGTGGTGGCGTCCGGAACGCTGCCGATCCGGTGCCGGAACCGTACGCCACGTGAGTTGACAACTTGCTGTCAAGGGGTGGACAATGGAGTCTCGACGATCCGTGTCCACCCCATTGGAGCAGCCGATGACAACGCGAAAGAACAAGCCTCCCCCCGAGGTTCCGCCGGACGGCACGCCGATCATCCAGCGCAACACCGACACCGGCCAGTTGCGGATCATCTGGCCTGAGACGCAGCCCGAATCCGTCTCGATGAGCACCGAGGCGGTGACCAAGATGGTCACTGACTTCAACGACTTCCGCACGGCCGACGCGCTGGCCATCTCCATGCTGGAGGACTACAGCAACCACAGGAACGTCGGCATCGAACGCTGGACAGCGCTCCAGAAGGTCCGCCGCAGACTGGGGCTGAAAGGATGAGGCTCCTGTGGAGGCAGCACGTGAAGCACCGTGTCTACTGGCACCGCTGGGTCGATGCCTTGCAGGCGTTCAAGGATGACGCCCATCGCACCTGGGTCGTGGTGGAGGACGCCTACCCGATCGGCCTGCGGATCGTGGCAAAATTCCGGCACTACGAAGGTGCCGAACTCTGGCTGCGGGGCAACCGGAGGGGCGTGATGCGCATCTGGACGCTCGCCGAATTCCGCCGCCGGACCCTCGTGGAAATGGAGGGGGAGAAGCACTGGATCGACGTCGCGCATCTGTCCTCCACGGCGTGGCGGACCCACGACGAGCAGCGGGTACGCGAAGCGGAATACCTTGCGCGAGTAGCGGGACGTGACCCTTTCGCCGAGACCGGATCGATGCCGATTGTCGGCGGTCAGTGAGACAATGAGCCTATGACAAAACTGCGCGACGACTGGGACAACGCTACGGCCTCCCAGGTGAACGGATACGAGCGGCCACCCCGGGTGGAAGACTCGATCACGGTCCATCGCAACCCGAAAGACGGGCGGCCGAAGATCTGGCTGCCGGACGGCTCCAAGGCGATCTTCTACGGTCGTCCCTCTTCGCACGGCAAGAAAGTCGAGGACACCACGAACCTCTCCAAATGGGAGGTGCGCATGGTGGTTTCGGCGATGCTCGACTACGGTGACCAGTCCAAGGCGCTGCGAGCCGAGCGGTCCGCGCTGGGCCCGTCCGAACAGGACAGCGACTCCAAGCGCAAGCACAACGAACTGTACGAGAAGGCTAAGGGCATCGTGAGTTCGGCCGACCGGGTCGGCACCGCGCTGCACACGATCACCGAGCGCTGGGATCTCGGCCTGCCCGTCGATCCGGGTGACGACTTCCGGGCGGACCTGGAAGCGTGGAAGCGGCTCACCCAGTACTTCGAGATCGCCACCATGCCGGACGGGCGGCCGGGAGTGGAATGCTTCGTCGCGTTCGACGAGCCCCGGTTCGACAAGGATGGCAGCCCACTGTTGAACAAGTGGGGCTACCACGATCACGTCCGGCTCGCAGGGACATTCGACCGGCTGTGGAAGTACAGGCCGTGCCTGATGGTGATCAACGAGAAGACCGGCGAGCAGTGCGGACGGCGGCATTACGTCGGTGACCTGAAGTCCGGAAAGAACGAGTCCGTGCAGTGGAACGGTGCGTCGTGGGGTGTGCAGGAAGCGATCTACGCACACGGCAAGCAGTACGTTCCGTGGGCTGATGGTCTCGGCGCGACCCGGTACGACATCCCTGACGTCTGCCCGCACCTGGCCATCACTCTCTCGCTCCCGGCCGGTACCGGTCATGGCCAGGCGATCTGGACCGACATCGCCAAGGGGTACAAGGCCGCCGTGGAGACAGTCCCAGCCGTGAAAGACCACCGCAACATCAAGAACTGGCTGTCCCCGTTCACCCCGGCGCCGGACCTGTACCAGATGATCGACGCCTGCACGACGTCCGATCAGATCCGCCAGTTGTACCGTCAGCACCCGGTCCCGGACTGGACGGACAACGACGGCGCGCTGCTGAAATACGCCAGCACCATTTGCAACGCGATGGACAATGGAGGTGTCGTCCTGTGAGCGACCCAACCACCGAGTACATCGACAATGCCATGCTGGAAGACGCGGTTCGCCTCGCCGAGGAGACCCCCATCCGGGTCCTCTGGAACCAGGCCGCGATGGAGCAGCGTCTGGGACAGATGTGGCTGGAGACCAGACCCGATAACGAGCGCAACCGGCGCGAGTTCCCTGACCTGTACGGACCGTTGGAGGACGAATGACGCCCGAACGGATCGACCTACTGCGGGCGGCTGCTCGATGGCTGGATGGTCACCGAGAGTTCTCTCCAGGGATAACCGACCGGGAGATCGCCGATTACCTGACGATCTCCAGCGACAGCACGCCAGATCAACTCGATCAAGTCCAGTTCATCACCGAGCAGGCTCGCCGCCGGGCGGACAACAGCGGAGTGGACGTCAGCCTCACCCCGTACCTAGGAGGACGACCATGAACTACCCGACGTATGACCAGGCCCCCGCGACGGTTGCCGCCACGTCCTTGGTGGCGATCAGCCGGTGGATCGACGAGGCCCCGCGCAACGCGGCCCGCGACCGGGAGGCCGCCACGTGGGGCCGGATCTCCAAGATCGGCGAAGAATTTGGCGAGGTGATCGCCGCGTTCATCGCCTTCACCGGTCAGAACCCACGCAAGCCGCAGGACAGCGACGCGCTGATCGGTGTCGGCAAGGAACTGTTGGACGTCGCCTTGACCGCGCTGGGGGCGTACGAGCACCTGACCGATCACCAGGGGCTGGCCATCGGTGACCTGTTCGAGCACATCGAATACGTCCGCGATCGCGCGCTTGGACCGGCCGTCTAGTTGACTTCCTGACTGGGTCATGTAAAGTGATACTTGCACTCGAATGGCAAACTGTTTCCACACCGAAAGTAGGCACTGATGGCCGAACTACGTGATGACTGGGACGACAGCGAAGGCGGGGCCGTTGGTCCCGAGGCTGTCTCCTGGAAGTACTCCGATCCGGGTGACGTGTTCACCGGGATCATCCTGCCCCCGGCTCCGATCGCGGCCCCCAAAAAGGGGTACGAGGTCAAGCAGCGCCGGGGCAAGGGTCGTGACAAGACCGCCGGGGCGCCGCAGGGCTTCCTGGTGTGGCCCCCGCAGAGCGACCCGAACCGTGGCCCGATGACCGAGGCCGAGTTCGCTCGGGCCCACGGTGACGCCGCGCTGAAGGAAGCCCAGGGCGTGCCGATGAAGGTTCTGACCGTGCTGACCACCTTCCGCGCCAAGGAGTTCTTCTCCGGCAAGGCGAAGGAGCGGGCCAACGAGAACCCAGAGTTCGTCGACGACGGCCTGCGCCGGTACTTCATCGACGGACCGGACATCCCGATCAAATTCAACGAGGCCCTGAAGGCGCTCGGGCAGCGGGCAACGCTGCCAGGGATGCAGTTCTCGGTCCGGCTGGACAAGCGGGAGCCGAACAAGGGCGGCAACGAGGGTGAGACGAACCGCTTCTCGGTGAAGATCGAGATGCCGACTCCCGAAACCCTCGCGGTGGTCGACCGCTACGTGGCCGAAGCGAAGGCTGCCGCCCCGGCGGCCAGCCTCGGTGACGACCCGTGGGCCACGCCCGCCACCGCGAAGAACGAAGACCCGTGGGCGGCCATCCCGGCCAGCGCTCCGGTCGATTCGATCAGGGAGTCGGACGTCCCCTTCTAGTACGACCAGCCCGGCCGCCACCCCTCCGGCGGCCGGGCTCCGGGCCGGGCAGCGGGAGTCGGCGTATGACCAGCCGTAAAGGTACCCCGCACAACATCTTTGAACCAATTTCTCATGAGGAGCACACCATGCCCAAGACGTTCGACGCGGACAAGTACCGCGCCACTCTGGTCAAGTCCAACGCCGACGCCATCGCGGCCCGGGACAAGTTGGCCGAGAAGATCACCGGCAAGGAGGGCAAGGACGGCCTTCAGGCCAAGGCGGACAAGGCGCTGAAGGTGCTGGAGGACGCGAAGGCCGACGTCCGCGCCGCCGAAGGCCGGGTCACGCAGACCAAGGCGTTCCTGGACGCTCACGACAACGTGGCCGGTGCGCCGGTGGTCAGCGAGGCAGACGCGGAGGCCGAGCACGACGCGCCGCACAGCCCGGGAACTGAGAACGCCGTCCAGTTCCGCCTTCCGGTGGCGGACAGCCCGCAGGCGTAACCAGTACCATCCGAAAAGAACGACCGCCGACCTGGGAAGGTGTCGGCGGTCGTTTTTCGTTGGGGAGAATCATGGCCCGCCCACCCTGCTCGACCTGTCACCGCGCCGACCGGGCGCCGGGTGGCCAGAAGTGCTACGAGTGCCAGACGTCCAGGCTGGCCCCGGAGGAGCGCGAGGTTCGCGCCGACTGGCGCCGCCGGGCCATCCCGGTCGAACTGCACGTGGCTCGCGTTCAGGGCGCTCAGTGGCCGCCAGGACGCCGCTGGTGCTCGGGCTGCCAGACCTTCGTCCGGCTGAGCGACTGCGGCAAGGGCGCGGCTCGCTGCCTGGTCTGCACCAACAGCCGGGCCTGGGCCACCATGCTGACCCGGACGTACGTTATCAACGGACGGCCGTTCACCCCGGACGATTACGACATCCTGTTCCTGAAGCAGCGGGGCCGGTGCGCGATCTGTGGACGCCGCAGCGTATCGAAGCGGCTGGCCGTTGACCACGACCACGTCACCGGCGAGGTGCGTGGCCTGCTGGACCCCGGGGAGTACGGGTGCAACCTCGCGGTGCTGCCCGTGGTGAACACGCTGGAGAAGGCCCGCGCCGTGGTGGCCTACTACGAGAATCCCCCCGCTCAGCGCTGGATAAAGAGTTGACAACGCACTGACCAGAGCGTAGGGTCAGGGCATGACGACAGCCAAACTGACTCTGCGGGGCGGCCGGTATGACGGCCGGACCCTGAACCGTCCTTCGTTCATGAAGGACGGATACGAAGGCCACCTGGTGGTATCAGAGCGCGTCCAGCGCCACCACTCCTTCTCGCTCTACGCAGTGGCCGGTGACGAGGCGCACTACACCACCGAAGGCGACACGCCCTGGGGTGGCTACTACGTGCCGACGTCCATGCTGGATCAGCGCGACCCATTCGGTACGAGTGCCCACGAGGCGATCGAGAACTTCATGGGTCAGGTGCCGCCCGACCTGGACTGGCGCGAGTACCTGTACGACGAGCCGGTCGAACTCACCGCGCTGTCTTCGACTGAGCACATGGACGAGCAGAACGCCGCGTTCCGCAAGATGGAAGCCACTGACGGATACCAGGATTGGAGTGACAACTGATGGCGATCAAGTACAGGCAGGGCCAGTCGGCGCAGTACCTCACCGATCAGCAGATGGCCGCCGTCCACGGCGATCCGTCCGTGGACCACCTGCACGCCTTCTGGGCCGAGAAACTGGCCTGGGCCGCTGCTGGTGACGTGACGCCGGACGGCCTGCGGGTCGCCCGGGCGAAAGGCCGCCACTACGTGATCAACCCGATGTCGGCCGAGCGGCACAAGACGTTCCTCGGGCACGGTGGGCGGATCATGCGCTTCCGGTTCATGGACGGCACCGAAGTCGAGTCGAACAACGTCTGGTCGCAGGGGGAGATCCCGCTGCGCCTGCGCGCCGGGGCGCTGGCCGACAACGCCGACCTGATGCACGAAGACTGGGGGGACCTCTGGAAGCCAGCGCCGGATCTGCCTCCCGCCACGGAGATGGACGCCGTGATGGGCAACCTGTCGAAGTTCGAGCACCCCACCTACCGGGTGGATTTCAACTACGCATCGACTAAAGACGATCACGATTACGACGTCACCATGGTCAACGAATCGCGGGAGAAGGCCCCGATCGAGGAATCGCACGTCTGGTCGTCCGAGATCGCCTCGGGCCCGAACCAGGGGATGCACGTTGTCGCCCTGGATGTGGACGAGTCGGTGCGGCTGGTTCCGTCGTCCACGCCGGGGCACTGGCACCTGGTGATCGACAAGCCGGTCTCCTGGCCTCGCTACATCGAGGTGCTCGGCGCGCTGGCCGACGCGGGAATCGTCGAGCGGGGGTACCTCGACGCCAGTATCGCCCGGGGCCACACCGCGCTACGGCTGCCATGGATCCGCAAGCGGCACCTGGACGAGAAGCAGCGGGCGGACCGCGACGCGCACAACCGCGCCGTGGAGGACCAGGCCAATCCGCAGGCGGGCAAGTTCCTCGCGTTCAACCGCGATGGGCTGGCCATGATCGTGGACCGCGACCCGGATCCGGTGACGCTCACGGTGGACGATCCGCTCGGCTTCTGATGGACGATACGGCGTACGACAACCGGGACGTATGTACCGAGTGCCTCGGGGAGATCGTGTTCCTGCTGACACCAGCCGTTCCGAGCGCTGGCCGGTGGTTCCATACTGCCGAGGCCAACGATGACCATGCCGTGCGTGTGCGCTGGGCCGACAACCCGTTCAGGTGGTTCTGACAAAGAGTTGACAACTTCTGGTCAGTTCATGTAGGATCGTACCAACGACGACGACGAAAGAAGGTCATCATGACTCAGACGACTGGCACCACGCTCTACAGCGTCAACCCCGACCCGGCCGACATCGGCACCGGCCTGGCCGTGACCAGCCTCGTGCTGGCCGCCGCCGCCCGCCGCCCGCACCTGCGGGACGCGATCACCTCGTTCCAGTACGACACGGAGCGGGGCCTGGGCATCCGGGTCAAGGACGCCGGTCACCGCCAGCACCTGGCCAACGCGCTCGGCTTCGATGCGCTGGTTGGCGAGCGGTTCCGCGTCCCGGCCGAGGGCGGCTTCGGCCAGGCCCGGTCCGGCTCGATCGAAGGCATCACGGTCTACATCTGGAACCTGGAGGTCTAGGACGTGGCCCGCACACCGCAGCAAGCCGCCCACAACGCGGGCGTTGTGTTCTCCTTCCTGCTCCACTGCCTGGTGATCTTCTCGATCATCTGGGGATTCGACAAGATCATCGGTGGGGTTGGCCAGGACAGCCACGACCGTTACGTGTCCTGGATAACTCTCGTCGGCATTCTGATGGGCGGAATATCCATGGACTGGTGGCTGGCCGTCATCGTCATGGCCCGGCAGAAGCGCAAGGCCCGCGACAAGGCCGAGCGCGACGCCCTGCGCTCCGTGCTGAACAGCCTCTACCGGGGCGGCACCATCGGCCGCCCGCGCCCGACCTACCGGACCCAGAACGGCCGCCCGGCCAACCCCACCGTGATCCGGGCCGATGTGACTGATCTGCCGAAAGAGTGAACGCGAAGGCGGGGATCGTCACCAGTCAGGTCGCATGGCTGGGGACGGTCCCCTTCCTTCTGCCCGACTGGAAAGCCGTGGTGGTGGGGTTCCCGATCGCCATGATCGCATCGCATCTGCCAGACCTGGACCACTCGTCCTCCACGGCGGGGCGAAACCTCGGGCGATTCCCGTGGCTGATCCGGCGCCTCGCGGGGGGCCACCGGATGGGGATGCATTCGATCTTCGCTGTCGTCGGGTTCGGCTGGCTGGTGGGATTTTTCATCCTGCCGACCACTGGGCTCGCGGTGTCCACCGGCTGGCTGGCGCACGTGGTGTGCGACCTGCTGACCGTGCAAGGTGTGGGGTTCTTCTACCCGCTCAGCGACCGGAAAGTGTCGCTGGGATGGATGGTTACGGGGGAGCGAGGTGAAACGGTATATATCAGATTGATGCAGGGTGCGGGGGCTCTCCTAATTCTGTTCTACGGGTATCAACTGGGAGGCCAACTGTGAACGAGCCGCTGTACCTGACCGCCGACGCGATGCGTCAGGCGATCGCCTTCTGCCAGAACAGCAAACCGCGCGAAGCCTGCGGTTTCATCGTCGGGGCAGAAGGACTCGGAACGGAAGTCGTGCCGATGATGAACGTCCACCCCGATCCGGTGGGTCACTACAAGATGGACGACGAAGAGATTCTGAGGTTCTACACCACGCTCGACCGGGAGAAGCCGGGGCTCGACGTGGTGGCCACGTTCCACAGCCACCCGACGACCGTGGCGCGGATGTCCAACGACGACATCTCAGCCGCCCGGGACTTGTCGCTGCCGTACCTGATCATCAGCCTACGGGGGGCACAGCCGACGGCCCGAGCCTGGCGGCTGACGCTGCGGGCCATCGGCGTCAAGGAAGTGCAGGAGGCCCGGCTCATTTTCAGCAAGGTCGCCGCCGCCGTGGAGGAACCCGAAGCGCCGTACGCCCTGTTCCCCGGCAACTACGTCAAGATCTTCTACCGGGGGGTCCGGAAGCCTGAGGATGAACTGTCCAGCACCACGGCGCGGATCACGGAGACCATCGGCAGCATGGTGAGCCTCACGCCGGACGCCCGTCAGCGGAACAAGCCCACCATGCTGCCGATAGAACGGATCCGGCGCGTCGAGATCATCCGGGAAGCCCCCGGCGCCGGGGCGCTGCGGCGCGAGATGATCGGCCACGTCAAGCACATGGCTATCGTGCTGGCCTCGGACGGCGACCTGGGCATGGCGCCGGACCTCACTCAGGCGCTCGCCGTAGCGTTCCCGCCCGCCATCGGGCTGTCAATCCGTAAGGAGAACTGATGACCGCTCTGAAGCCCCAGACGATTTCCGCGACGATCCTTGAGCCGGGGGTGCGTGACGGTGAGTCGATCATGATCCGTAGCAATGCCATCTTCATGGACATCCCGCAGCAACAGGTCCCCCAACTGGACTTCGTGAAGGCGGCCACGCCGTTCGATCAGCCGTATGAGGTGCTCCGGTACCGGATCGTCATCTCGGCGGTGACCGGCCGGGTGCTGGTGGTCCACCCGGCAGTCTTCAAGTATCTGCAAGGGCTCCAGTAGGCTCAGGGCGCCCCCGGTCGCCGCCGACGCGGCCGGGGGTACCCGGGACCTGGAGGAGCACGTGAACGATCTGAAGATCCGCATCCACAGCGACGACCCGCGACTGAAACGGCACATCAACCACGACGCCCGTAGCGCGCTGTACGCCAAGGACGTGACGGGCCTCGCCGTGGAGTCCGTGGAGTGGAAATGCCACCTCATGCAGACGCTCGACCAGGGGCTGATCGGTTCCTGCACCGCGCAGTCGGCCGACGAGGTGCTGGCGTCCGACCCTTTCCTCGCCACCCTGCCGCTGCCGGTGGTGCAGCAGGTCATCTCCGGTACGCAGGACTGGCCGCTGGCGTTCTACCACGACGAGACGGTGGCCGACTCCTACCCGGGCACCTACCCGCCGGACGACACCGGTAGCGACGGGCTCACGGCCGCCAAGGTGGCCGTGAAGCGGAGGCTGGCCAGCGGGTACCAGCACACGTTCACCGCCGAGGCCGCGCTGCGGGGCCTGTCGACCGGCCCGGCGCTGTGGGGCACCAACTGGATGACCGGCATGGACGACGTCGACGAGGCCACCGGCCAGGTGACGTACACCGGCACGGTCCGGGGCGGGCACGAACTGTCGCTCTACAAGGTGGAGGCCGCTGCCGAGCGGCTGTGGTTCCGCAACCACTGGGGCGCCTGGGGCTACCAGCAGACCGGGGTCGCCTGGATCTCGTTCGAGGACTTCGCGAAGTCGCTGGCCGACCAGGGCGACGTCACCTGGCTGGTCCCGCTGTCGTCCCCCGCCCCGGGGCCGACCCCCGTCCCGCAGACCGCTGACGCGGCACTGGTGGCCGCTGGGGACGCCTGGGAGAAGACGATTCTCAGCCGCATCACAAAGGCGGGCCGGATGCGCACCGCATTTGACGCCTGGAAGGCCGAGCACGGATACTGAGATCAGCTACTGAACGGCACGAAGGCCCCGACCGGCAATCCGGTGCGGGGCCTTCGTGGTTGCGATCAGATGAACGGGGGCTTGTAATCCATGATGATCACTTCCTTTCAGTTCGTGAATTCGGCGGGCAGTTCCCGCTGGACGGCGCGGGTCATCCGCTCGACAACGATCGATCCTTCGACGCCCGCGTACTTGCCGGTCTCGTCAGCCGCCTCGATCAGCGGCCAGAGCGCCTGGTTGATCTGCTGGCTGGTGATCTTGGCCATTACTTCCGTTCCTGCCCGGCGTACGGCTCCAACATCGCGGTGGTGATCCGCAGGGTGTCGCCGTCGTCGAACTCGACGTACGAGGTCTCGTAGTCGTCCTTGATGATGTACGTCCCGGCCATCTGCCGGGCGCGGTGCCAGACCCGGTCGTCCTGGTTGAAATCCATCAGAAGTCCTTCCCGTCCGTGGAGTTGAACACTCCGAAGGTGCTGATCAGGGCGCTCGGTGAGATGCCGTAGCCTTCCGGTACCGGCAGGCCGTAACGCTTCGCCATGTCACGGATGACGTCGGGGCCGACGTACCGGCCGCCGCCTTTACGGCGCTGCTCGTCCCGCTCGATGCACGTCTCTACCGGGACGTGGCGCAGGTCGGCGTACTGCACGGAATGCCCCAGCCCGTGAGCGATGTCCACCAGGACGAGATGCCGGTCGATGCGCAGGTTGGTGTCGGCAATGACCACGTCGTACCCGTTGACCAGGAACTGGCGGAGCATGGAATGCTGAGCGACGGTGACGGCCATCTCCTTCTGCTGCGTGAGCAGACCCGTTTCGTTCCAGAGCATTTCGCGCAGGTTGTCGCGGTCCAGGTAGACCCGCATCGGCTCGCCGAGGCGGCCGTTGGCCTGCCACGTGCGAGCCTCGGTCGACTTTCCGGAGCCGGGCAGGCCCAGCGTGATCAGCAGGGTCACTGGATCTCCTTCCCGTCCCGGCGGGTCATGTTCCAGGTGGCCAGCCACGCGATCCACTCGTCGATGGAGTGCATGACGTCGGCCGGGGTGTGGCCGTCGAACGGCGGGGCCTTGTCCAGGGTGACGGCGTGATCGAACAGGGCCCAGTGCTTCTGACCGATGTGGAAGGTGACCGGCCGGGGCCCGTCGTCGCGACCGGGTGACTCGGTGCCGACCCAGAACATTCCGCCGAACATCGTGCCGTCATCGTGTCGCCTGGACCGGTACGTGGTCATCTGGCTGAGGGCGGTCGCCAGCGCGAGCAGGTGCGCCCGCTGGTCGTACAGTTCTCCGAACGTGTGGAAGCCGTCCGACACCGTTTCGGTGTTGACGTCCTTGACGTGGACGGTCATCGCCTGGTGGTCGCAGGTCAGCCGCGCTTCGGCGGCGTCCGGGATGATGATCACGCGATCTCCTCGACCTGGTCGTCCTGGTGGACGATGACCTCGCCGCCGAAAATTGCGCTGGCGGGCGGGTTGTCGACCTGTACCGTGAAATAGCCGTTGAAGCGGTCGCTGATCACCGTGCCGGGCAGGCCACTCCATTCGGGAAGCCAGACGTCGCCGACCAGACGGACCCTTACACCTTTCCGGATCACGCGATCACCTCCACTTCGCTGGCATCGGCCATGACGGGACCAGCCGGACGGTTGAACAGCGCCGACATCGGCGGTTCGTCCACGGTGACCTCGAACACCCCGACGTAATCGTCGTCGGTGACGGTGCCGGTCAGGCCGCGCCATTCCTCCCGCCAGGCTTTTCCGACCAGCCGAACTCTCGTTCCTTTTCTCATGAGCGGGTTCCTTCCTTGTGGGGGTCGAAGATGACAACGCCGTCCTGCTTGAAGTTTTCGCGGATCTCGTGGTCGATGACTTCGCGGATGCCAGCCAGCAACCAGCGTCCGAACATCTCGGTGGGCAGGGCGAACGGGACCGTCCGGTAGGTGACGACCTCCGCCACACGCTCGGGGTTGTAGGTGTCGCGCACCCACATGCTGAGCCGGATCGAGGCCAGTTCACCGGCGGGGCCCCAATCAGTCGCGAACGGCCGTACCAGTTCGATCTTGAACTGTGGCCAGGTGAACTCGTAGCGGTCGAATTCCCGCTTCACATCAGACCATTCGGTCAGCCGGTCGCTCATTTCCCCTCCTGCTCGCGGTACCAGCCTTCGTTCCACCAGGAGCCGTACCGGCTCGCTGGGGGATAGGGGTTCTCGCTGGCCTGCTGGCCTGCGGCCTGAGCGGCGCGGCCTTCCTTGATCGCTTTCTCGATGTTGGCAATCACTTCGGCGTGGCTGTAGGTCACCATTCCTCCCGGGTCTTCTTGGCTTTCAGGTACTCGGTGTGGAACTTCTGGGCCAGGTCGCGGACGGTGACGCTGACGGCATAGCGCTGCTGGTCGGTGAGTCCAGGCAGCACTTCAAGATCGTCGTCCAGTTTCATCGCCCTCCGGGTCGAGCGCTGCATCCGCAACAGGAACCCCTCACTCGGCGGCTTGTGGACGAAATACTCCGGGCTGTAATCGCACCCGTCTTCGGCGCAGGACCAGGCATCGAGCGGTTTCGGAACAAAATGGTGCCTTCTCATACGGGCATCAACTCTTTCGGCATTCCTAGGCGGACCAGGTTGGCCCAGTCTTCCTGGGTGTTGGTGTAGTTCGGATCGGCATCGGCGGGGTCGCTCAACCAAAACGTCTGGCTTTCGGTGGGCTTTCCGTCCCCGATCTGGAAGGTGGCCAGCCCTTTCGACTTGCTCGGCACGTCACGCCCCACCGAGGAGTCGTTGAACATCATCCGGGCGCGGAACTCGTCGATGGCGCCGACCGTGGCGCGGCCGGGCATGTTCTGGCGGATCGCGGACTTGCCGAACACGTCCGCGTCGGGGCTCTGCGTGCTGATCACCAGATGGATCCCGGCGCGGCGGGCCATGGCCAGCACCGAGGCGATGGCGACCAGTGGGGGGCACATCCGCTGGCCGGTCTTCTTCAGCGGCTTGCCGTCGTCGCCCTGCTCGGTCAGCCAGTACCGCTCCACCTGGATCTTGTACTGTTCGAACTCGTCGAAGATCACGATCCATTTGGGGTGGCTCGACAGCGGCACCTGGTCGTCGGCCAGCGCATCGAACCGGCGCTTCATCTCCTTCTCCACGGCGAAGGCGATGTCCCACAGGTCGGCTGGCTTGCGCACGATCCGGTGGACTCCCGCCCAGCCCCGGAAGCCGAGGAATTCGATCTGCTTGGGGTCGACCAGGATCACCCGCACGCTGTCGTCGCGGCGGGCCGAGTCGAGCGCGGCCACGATGATCGAGCGCAGCATCGCGGTCTTGCCGGAGTTCGTCTCGCCCGCGATCAGGATGTGGCTGGTGTCCAGCAGGTTGAAAGACACCCCCGGAGCGACCGGCAGCAGGTACCAGGGGCGCTCGGGAGCCAGCCCGGGGTGGTGGATCAGGGGAGGCTGAACGGGGCGCTCTGTGAGGCGCACACGGTCCCTGGTGGTGTCCCAGTCGGCTTCCCACCGGCCGCCGATCGCCGTGCTGACCTGAAGCACCAGGTCGAGCCGCTTGTCGGTGTCGCGCGCCGGGAAGCCGGTCCCGGCGTAGGTGAGCGTGAAAGCCCGGGGCCGGTCGGTGACGTCGATGACCTTGACGGACCCTTTCGCGCCGACCAGTTCGCGGACGCTGGCCTCGATCCGCTCGACCGGGACGATCTCAGGTTCTGGAACCGGGGCGGGCCGATTGTTTTCCAGGGGGCGCGCGGTCCCGAAAGCATTCTGGACTATTTTGGTGCAGAAGTAGCCTGCCAGAACTCCGCCCAGGCCGTAGGCGATCCGCTCGCCGGTGACGTATTCAGGCAGTTCGCCCAGCCCCTGAACGCCGTACGCACCCGTGGCCAGCGCACCGAAGGCGCTCCAGCGGATGAGGGCCCAGTTACGTGACGGCCGGTTGAGGCGCGCGTAGCGCTTGGCCTCCTTGCGTGTCTTGCGGGCGTGGCAGCCATTACCGTCCTTCAATTTGCAGAGAATCTGGAGGTTGCGCAGGTCGGAGCGCATTTCAGGGGTGGACTCGATCTCGGGCACGATGTGGTCGATCTCGAACCCGCCCTTGTGGACCACCCGACGGCAGGCGGCGCAGTGGATCCGGCCACGCCCATCACGAGCGCGGTCGATCACCACCGCCCGCTGCTCGGGCTCCAACTTGGTCAGGCTCACTTACGCTCCGGTATTTTCGGCGGCGGTGTCTCGTCGTGACCGCGCAGATGGTTCATTGCCATGTGGTCGGCCAGCGCCACCTTCGCGTTCGGGCCGTACCAGGTGTTCCCGCAGTGAGTCTCGGACATTTCCTGCATGAATGCCTCCCTCAGGCGGTCTATCTCGTCGTCCGTCACCATGAATCCTACTCTCGTGGTCAACTAGTTGTCAACATGTCTACAACGACGAAACCCCCGCACAGAGGCGGGGGTCCGGTCGAGATTCTCGAACTCTAGTCCTCGAACTGCTGCCAGCCGGTGATGGCCACGCTGCCACCTTCGCCTTCACCGATCAGAGCCTCCATGGTGACGATGTCGTCCATGCCGCCGACCGGGCCGGTCCACTCGACCTCGGCCCGGCCGCGCCGGACGTCGCCGTTGCCCCTGTCGATCTCGAAAGAGACCAGCAAGCGCCGGACGGTGCCGCTCTGGACGATGACGCTGTCCGGCGTCCCCCAGCCCATTACTTGCGCCGTCCGCTGTAGACCGAGCGGGTGCCGGAGCCGAAGGAGGACTTCCGGCTGCTGGAGGAGCCGAACAGGCCGCCTGTTTTCTTGGGTACGCCCGCCGTGGAGCCGGTCGCGGCCTTGTAGGTCTTGCCCGGCTTGATCAGTCCGCTGGAACCGGCCTTCACTGTCTTCGTACCGGAGACTTTGCCGCCGGACACCGACGTCGCGGTCTGGCTGCGGCCGGTGCCGGAGTAGATCGTCGCGGTACGCGGCCGGGTCGTGGTGGCGTGGCTGGCGTTGATGTACGTGATGTTGGTGGTGTGCCCCGGCGAGAAGTAGGCCGGGTGGGCGTAGAAGTAGCCGTACGGCACGTAGTAGGGGGTCCAGGGGCACGAGCCGGTCAGCGCGTACACCACCAGCGTCTGCGGGGTGAGGCAGACCTGCTCGTACTGCGGGGGCGCCGACTGCACCGAGCAGCCGGTGAGCACCAGCGCTGCGGCCCCGGCGCCGAGCGCCAGCCTTCTGGTCAGGTTCATGATTCCTCCGTCGTCGTCGTTAACAGGAATGTTACCGAAATGGTCAACGGGCTGTCAAGTCGCTGACAGCCCGTTGAGAAGGTGGATCGTTACCGGCCTTCGCGCAGAATCTCCTGTGCCTTGCGGACCGAATCGACCACGGGGGAGACCTCCGATCCGAGCAGGTAGAGCGCGTGGTCCAGTTCGCGCACCGCGCGATTGACCTGCTCCTGAGTCGTCGCCATCACTTCGCTCCGTTCTGGGCCTCGGCCCACTTGTTCCACCGGCGCAGCACCTCGCGCGCCGGGCGCAGTTCGCCGTTACGGCCTGCGGCGGTCAGTTCTTTCTGGACCCGGGCCAGGTCCCAGGTCCGGCCGTTCGCGTCCCACACGTCCCGCAGCGGGTCCTGCCCTCCACGGCGAGGGCTGATGGCCTTCGGGCGGGATGCCTCGACCTCGGGCTGCTCGGGCTGCACCTGGAGGGCATCGATCTCGGCCCGCATCTGCTCGACCAGGAGGCGCAGCCGCTCGGCCTCCTGCTGCGCGCCTTCGTCGAAGATCACGGTGGTGGTGATCTCGACGTTCGTGTCCGGCACGTCGAGCGGGTGCTTGATCACGTATTCCAGCGCGCCGACCATCAGGATCGCGCCGACCGGCGGGATCAGCGCCACCGCGACGCCGGACAGGCCGGGGGAGGCGTGGCCCAGGTTGGCCAGCATGGTGAAGATGGCGGCCAGCGCGGCGAGGCCCTGAAGCGGGCGCCGGGGCCAGAGGATCCCGATCAGCACGGTGACGTCGGTGATGGCCGCCGTGGAGACACCTCGCCAGCCAGCGGCACCGTGACGCTCGCAGAACTCCACGGTGCCGCTGAAGGTGAGGACGATCGCGGCGGCGACGATGGCTACTGCCGCGATCTGCGCGATCGGCTGCTGGAAGGCCAGGAGCCGGGTGCTCGGGGTGTTCTTCGTCGTCGTCATATCCAGGAGCCTACAGGAGTGGTCAACGAGTTGTCAACTCCTCGACCACAGCATTCTGAGAATCAGCACGACCAGGCCGGACGCCCCCAGGCTGTACGCCAGCCCCACGACGGCCGGAGCCCGGCGCCCCGACTCCCATTCTTCGAGCGAGGCCCAGGCCATGGCCACCGCGACGGTGGACCAGCAGACCAGGGCGATCCACAGCCACGTCATCGGCGCACCACGGCCCATACGCCGGTCGGCCGCTCAACGACGTCCAGCGTGAAGCCCGCCTTGGCCGCGAGAACGCAGTGCTCGATCGCGCGCCGCTCGCTCAGCCACGGCACGTACTTCTCGCCGTCGTCGTCCTGGCGGACCCCGAAACCCTGATCCCACCGCTGGCCCGCCGGGACGTTGTCCATGCCGCTGACCCCTCCCCACGACGCCCGGCTGCCGACCGTCCCCCGCAGTGCCTGATTCGCGGTCGCGCCGTACGAGCCCGGCCGGGACGTCGACCTGCGGGACATTACTTGTTCAGCCGCTCAATGGCCGCCAGCAGCAGCCGGAGCGTCTCGCGCCGG